AAGCAACTGAACGTGCCCCCAACGATTGAGAAGGACGCGCACGGCAAAGACCCGTTTGTGACAATACTGCTTGAAAAGAATCTGTCGTTTTACCGTACCCCAAAGATTGTGAAATAGAGGAGAGCCGCATGTTGGCATTGATCATCCTGGTAGCATTCGCTGTCAGCCTTGGCCTTGCCTGTGGCTGGCTCCTGGGTAAATTCAATCTCTAAGGAGACCCCCTATGCATCGCTTCCTGATATTTGCTCTGGCTGTGCCCTTAAGCGCATGTGCTCTCATCCCCAAAGAGGAGATACCCACCCAACCACCCACACAGGAGAGAGAAAACGTACCCCAGGTAACGCTTGCAGATTTGTTACCGTCTCCCGCACCTATAGAGTGCGTAAACGTGGTCCAGCTTCCAGCCCTGGCAGAGCAACCCCAGCAGGCGAAGAAAGCCACACGAGGGGAGGCGAAGGCTACCCCTGTGGTCTTCAAAGCCGAGAGGCAACCCTCAGCCACCCAGATCGTCACCACAGCCCAGAAAGACGCCCTGGTGCAACCAGATACGAGTACGTACTTTGGTAAAAGCTTGAACGCCCGATACGTCTATCAGGCAGGCAAAAATTACGAGATTCGGCTTGGCCCTGACGTGACCACAAGCATAACGTTTCCCCCCAAAGAGACACTGTCAATTGGTCTGGCACTGCGGCAAGACGAGTTTTTACACGCGGAAAAAGTTGTAGGGACTGACGAGGCGAAACACGTTGTGGCGATTATTGCCCCGCAGAAGAACGATCAAGGCGAATATCCCAAGGGAACATACGATGTATCTCTCTTAACCGACGTAGGGCATGAATACCGCTTGCGGCTGATTGTGGGCAAGAGCGAAGAAGCCATGCGAGCAGTCATCTTTGAGATGCCGACCATGCACGAGGAGAAATAGGTATGCGACCCTTCCTGACATGCTGCATCCTCATATGCCTTGTGGCCACAACCGCCAACGCTGGAGACCTCGCCCTTGCGTGGGAATATGACGGCCCCGCCGTCAGCAGTTTTCTCGTCACCCTCGTAGGCGTAGGCACGGCACCCGTGCAGGTCACGATAGCGCCCAGCGCGCCCGGCGCTTGCAATCCGCTGGCAGGGGTGACGCCACGAACGTTTTGTGGTCTCTGGCCAGAGTGCCTCAAGCCTGGTCCCTGGACACTCACCGTGCAGGCCATTGCCGGAAGCCAGCAGAGCGCCCCGAGCGTGCCCATGACCTGCACAGTGGATGCTGCCAACCCCTGTGCGTGTACGATGGGCCTTGTCCCGACTCCGCCTGCTCTGGTTTCCTCCACAGACACATCTGTGCCTGTGACCACACAACCAGCAACGCAGGCGCAACCAGTACCGTTTGCTGTCCAGGCGCAGCCCCAAGCGCCAGCAGCGGCGTTGTCGCCGCTCTTGCTCAGCCTCAGAAGTCCATCAGTCCCAACAGTCACCCCTACATGACACTAACATGCGGGCATGGCATGCTCGCAAAGAAGGGAAGATTATGTATCGCTGGTTTCTCACGCTGCCCCTTGTCCTGCTTCCCGTGGTCACCGCCGCCGCCACCTTCGACGTGTCCGCTGGCGGCAGTATCGCCCAGGCCCTAAGCCGCATGGGCTCAGGCGATACCCTCACGATTCATGGAGGCACCTACGAGGAAAACAACCTCCAGCCCTCGAGCGGCTCGACCGTGCAAGGCGCCCCAGGGGAACGTGTGGTCCTGCGTCCCTCCGGAAATACGGCGCCAGGCTTTGACCTCGGCACAGCTACCAATATCACGATCCGCAACCTCACGATTGACGGCAGTGGAGGCGGGATCAGTTACGGGATTCGCATGGATGGGCAGAGTAATCTTGTCGAGAACGTGGACATTGCGAACGTGCAGAATCAGGGCATTGCCATCTACTGTGCCGGCGGCAATGCCCATAATGGCTGTGGCCATGGGGGCAATACTCTCCGCAATGTGCACGTGCATGGCTCTGGCAGTGGCGGGTGTCACGGCACCACCGCCAAAGACGGCTACTGCCATGGCGTCTACGTGTACAGCGATGATAACGTGATTGATGGCGGGGAGTTCGACCACAATAATGGCTGGGGTATCCAGCTCTATGGCTCCAATGAGACGGTAACGAATGTTACCGTCCATGAGAATGTCTCAGGGGGCATGACCGTTCCAGGCAGCGTCAATGCCTCCAATAGTCTCTTTACCAACAACCAGGGGGCAGGCGTCTGGAGCCAGTACGGGGATTCCCGCTACGACAGCCTAACGCTAACGGGCAACGGTGGGCCAGGGCTGTATTTTCAGGCTGGCACCTCGTCACGCAGCGTTGCCGTGAATATCCGTGCCGAGGGCAATAGCCCGAATGTGCAGAACGATACAGGGGCGTCAGTCACGCCGGGGGGCAGTGGGGCGTCTCTCGTGCCAGGACAACCGAGCGCTGGCTTGCCAGTTCCAGCGCTTCCCACAGCGCCAACGCCCCTCCCCGCGCCGACACAACTGCGGGCCATGGTACGGCCCTGAGTGCAGCGATGGACAAGCCAGCGTGCTACACTACACGAGGGGAAACACATTACAAGTGGTGTAGCACAAGGGGGAAATACCATGCAACGACTGGGATTTGCTGTGCTTGGACTCATGCTATGGGCAGGGAGTGTGGCAGCAGAGCAAACAATCGTCTGGCAGACCGCGACAGTGCCGACTTGCACGCCATCAAGTAGCTATGCCGGTGGGACAACGGCCTATCTGGAATGGGGGCCAGCAGGGACGATGCCAGCAGGCATGACCCCTGTAGGATATATACCGGAGCAACAGATTGGCGCGGGGGCATGGACCCCACTTCCCAGCGTCAATTACCAGACAACGCGCACGACAGTAGGGCCGCTGAGGCAAGAAGGGATGTATACTTTTCGTGTCAAAACACGGGCGAAAAAAGGCACGCAGACGATGGATTCCGCCTATGGGCCGGCCGGGGTACCCGCTCCCTGCTTACAGGTAGTTGCGCCTGCGACGCAGCCACTCGTTCTCAGCGCCAAACCGTCCTGCGGGGCCACCTGCGTAGAACTGCGCTGGAATGCCACAGCGCCGATGGACCGCTTTACCATGCAACGCTCGAATCCGCAGGACCCAAGCGAGGCCGTCCAGACGAACGCGTATCCGATTATTGGTTCGAGTGCCAATGACGACACTGTACGGGCTGGCCGATCATATTGCTACCAGGTGGCACCAGAAGGCAGCACTGTTTGGAGCAATAAAGATTGCCTCACGCTCAGCCCGTAACTAGACGCGCATATCCCTACCAGGTAGCAGTTGAGCGTCACTCCCTCCGATAGCGGCGCTGGTGCCGCCGCGGGGTATCCGTGGGCACGAGAAGAAAGGCATGGGGCTCTCCATTCAGAGTTCCCGTGCCCACAATGCGCCCAGTCTCACTGATGCCCACGGCTATTTCGAGCAGCCAGTCCCCCGTAGGAATCAGGGTATTGAGATCAACAAAACGGTCATACTGATGGCGCAGAGCCCGAGCGCAGCAAATCCCAGGAGGAAGCGCCATGAAGCCCACCGCCACACCGGCGCTATTGACGGCGGTAAGAACTGTTGCGTCCTGGCCAGGGATAATACCCAATTCCTCCAGTCCATCCGTCGGCGTCCAGCGAAAAGCCCCACTATCAAGTTCCCCGACCACTTCCCCGCTGTCACTGAGACCCAGGGCATTGCTATGCACCAAAGCCTCTGGAGTCAAGTCTACTGGCGCACTGCCATCTGCTGGCCACAGCGTGGCATGGATGCCAAAGCCTGCCAGCATGGATTGGCCTACTTTGGTGCCCGTCTGATTGATGGCCGTGATCGAGCCACGCACCCCGCCCAGGGTAGGCCGGGTTTGCGGACCCCCGCCAGCACGGAGCCAGAGGCAAGGAACTGGTTCGCCAAGAGCCTGCTCACAGGCGCCCACAATTTCTGTGCCATTGACTGCCGCGGCCGTAGAGGTCAGGGTGGGATCACTGTTCAGCGTGCCTAGATCAGTGAGGGTATTACTCGTCAGATCAAGAAGCAGGGCATGAGTCTGCAAGGCCCCTGGCCCGGTACTGCCCACACCCACGGCTACGGTGCCATCACCCCCGAAAAGTTCACTGGAAAATCCGCCTGGCAACACACCACTGAGGCGCGCCGGTTGGCCTTGTTGGACAAGAACCCCCTGATCGCCCAGTTTGCCCACCACGAGAGGCGGGTCCACATGGGTCACCAGGTGCAAGAGCCGCACCTGCGCCCCCAAGTCCACCACAGTATATTCAATAGGGCCAGCCTGGACCTGGCCTATGATGAACCCGAAGATCAGCAGGGGCAGACTCCCTCTGCGAATGTAGCAGTGCATTGCATCTCCTTTTCCTATGCTCTGTACTCTCTGGTTCGCTTCTGACGAGAAAGGATTGCCATGATACCACGCTGGGTCTTTGTTGACGAGCAGCGGTCACGGCGGGCGCGGCGGGCGCGCTGGTCCTGGGATGCCAAGTCCCAGGCCATGCGCAGACTGCGCCTCGCTCTACGTGCCTGTGGCGTGCAGCAGCCCATGCTGCTGCTGTACCTCTGGCGCGACGACGGGACCCCTGACACCTTTGTGGCCATTCAACTGCGCCTGGGCCACGCCCTAGCGGGCTGGCAATTGGTGGGCCTGGGCACGAAGGTGCAGTACGAACTGGCGCGGCTAGGACTGCCCTACCAAGCTATGATCAGTCCGACCACCAGAGGCCATATGCGTGACCAGGCCCGATACAGGGCCCATGTGGCTTCAGTTCTGGGTCTTACGGCAGCTTATGCTGTGGCAAGCCCGAAAGGTCCACATCCCCACCCAAACGCCAGTTGATGCAGTCATGCAGAGCGGCAGTACCTGTGACAGTAACGGTATAGCGCAAGCCAAAAGGCAACATGTTCACGGACACAATACACGCAGAGACATGCGCTTCTTCGAGCACACGCGCGTAATGGGGCATGGTCCAGCAGCCGCCCAGGCTCAGCATACCCAGGAGCAGGAGCCAGCGCATGCCCCTACCTCCGCCGCAGGTTTGGCGCACTCTGCCAAGGATTAACCAGCCGCAGTGCTCCCGGCGGCGGGGGCGCAGCCACGACAAACTCAAACGCGCCGGCATCATAGCCACTGCCCTGTGGACGTGTATTCCCCTCAAAATCAAGGGGCACTGCAGCGAGTGTCACCCCAATATCCAAGGCCGGGCTATTGCTTTGCAAGTGAAAGTCGCCCGTCGCGGCATTCACAAACTGGGGATTGCCGACCACCGCGCACCCGGTACCAGCGGCAGTACACACATTCCCGGCAAAGGTTGGGCTTGGGGAGGCATTACTGATCCCCCCCGTCGTGGCCACAATGTTATTTTGTGCACTGACCCCAGTAATATCTGCGTCGAATTGCAGACCCGCAGTGGTTAGGTTGGCAATCGTATTGTTGAAAATCTGGGCGCTATTTTCGCCTTGCTGAAGGTGCAGGCCGCTACCGTCGAGGATATTGTTCATCGCCAGGAGACCCGTGCCTGACAAGGCCTCAATAGCCCACTGTGGGGTGCCAGCCGCCGCATGGATGCGGTTACTATCAATGGTAGTGTTGCTATTAAAGGCGACCCCAGCATTACTTGAGCTGATCACAATGCCCCGCCCAGTAAACCCCGACAGGTCATTATGCTGCACAAAGGAGCCAGCTACCTCCATAATACGCAAGAGCCCGACATTCTGGGTGTTGTTTTGCAAGGTATTGCTGACCAGTTGGTGATTCGGACTCTCTACCTGGATAATCGCCCGCCCACTATTTTTGAGCGTCATATCCTGCAATTTAATATGGTGTGAGGCATTAAAGAAATAGACGACGTGGTCGCCGGTGCCACCGGCATCAATCGTTATACCCTGGAATACGATATACTGACTGGTGCTGGCCTGGAGCACCACGGCGACCTGCGTACTGGAGAGGGTAGGCGCCCACGTCACCACCTCGCCACTGTAGCGGCTAATGGTGGTAGGAGCGGCAAAGCTAGAGCCCCCAGGGATGGCAAAGACGGTATCATCGACAATCTCAGTATACGTGCCCGCACGGTAGAAGAAAGTGGAGCCGCCCAGAGCACACTGAACGGCAGTGGCCAGAGTCGCCAGCGGGGTTGCTGGCGCCGTCGCTTGCGCACAGGTTCGCGTATCATCGCCCGTCACCGCACCACTGCTGGGTCCAATATAGTAGGTGCCCAGGGCTGGAGTTCGAGAAATGGCTGAGTAGGTCACAGTCAGGGTATCGGTAGCCGTCTGGCTCTGGGCATCGCTGGCCGTGACAGTAATGGCATTGGAGCCACTGGTGAGCGGGATGCTGGCGACACTCCAGGTGACCGACGTACCACTGCTGCCACAACTAGGACAGGAAACGGTAGGGGTCCCACAGGAGGGCGAGCAGCTCACGCTAACGCTTGTCACCCCAACATCATCTGTCGCCGTCCCAGCCAGGGTAGTGAGGGGGGTAGTTGAGGTACCATATGTTGTACCACTCGTTGGTGCGGTGATGGTAATGGCCGGGGGGGCGCTGGTGCTGGTGCCACCATACTCATAGGCCCCAGCATCATAGCAACAGCCCACCGGACGTGCAGCGCCGTCCATGTCAATATTATAGGGAGAGCCCAAGGTTGTGCCCTGATCAATGGCATTCGTTGCACTAGAGGTAAGGTGGAAATCCTGAGCTCCGGCATTGACAAATGCCACGCTGGTGGTAACTGTGTTGGCGACAGAGGCCCCGGCATCATTTTGCACGTTGGGCGAGTTGTTGTTGCTAATCACATTGCGTGCGACACTAGAACTGGACGTTCCTGACTGAAAGTAGAGCCCGCCAGCGCTGTTGCCATAAATGGTGAGACTGTAATACGTCGAGGGGTACCACTGGCTCCAGATGCCGTTGCCCTGGTTGCCCCAGAAGATCGAATTGTAGGCGGTCACAGAGGTGGGAACGGTCATGCCCCCAGAAAAATTGTCATGGCATACCGTGTTGCGTACAATGTTGTTGGCGCCATAGAACTGTAACCCCCAGCCGTTGTTGTGATCCGACTCGACGTTAATGACACTATTGCCATCACTATAGTCATAGATACCGTGACAATACCCAGGCTGTGCCGTGGTGCCGTGACACCCAGTACTGCCCTGGCCGCTGTGGTGAATATGGCTATTTTTAACCGTATTGTTACCCGCGCCGCAGCCAACGGCATTGGAATCACAAAACATGGCAATGCCTTGATTCCGGGCATAGGCGATTTCCACATCGTCAACAGTTGAGCCCGAGTTGGCGATGATACGCATGCCATAGCTAAAGACCTCACTGGCTCCATCACAGGTAAGGGATTTGATCGTGACGTTCGTGGTACCACTCAGAATTTCGAAACAGGGATTGTTACTCCCGGCTGTAGGACGAATAATCGTTCCAGCCCTGGACTCGCCCTGCACAGTGGTACCCGACTTGGGGAAGAAGTTATTCTGGTCATAGGTGCCGGCGTGGATGAGGACCGTATCGCCACTCGTCGAGTTGTTAATTGCCTGGGTGATGCTGGAGCAGGGCGAGCCAGAAGTGCAGGCCGTGCCGCCTCCGCCAGACGCAACAACATGATAGGTTGCCGCCACCGCCAGGGAAGGGAGTAGCAGGACCAGGAAGAAAAGCCAACAGCGCGGCCAGGTCACAGAGCAAGACATAGGCACTCCTATGGCCGCGCCCTTGGCGGCTTGAAAAAGAGCAGAAATTGGGAATTGCCAGGAGACACGGCTTGGAACAGCACAGCTCGCAGGCCAGGAAAGACAAGCATTCCAGGGTCTCCCAGGCGTGAGAGGGTATAAACCTCCCAGATCTCTTTACCAGGGAGCAAGCGATTCCAAATTCGCACATCATCCATGGCGCCGTGAAAGGCCCGTGAAAATGACTCATTGCTACCAATGTATAGTGTACTATTGTTATCACTGCTGGCAGTCCCTACTGGGGTCGTATTCACCGTGACACTCCCGGCATTGAAGCCATTGACATAGAATATCGGGAGGTTGCTGGTGCTGGTACGGTCATAACTCATACAGATGTGGGTCCAGGTATTCAGGGGAAAGAGACCCGCGACGTTCCAGGATCCCCCAGTAGTAGAAAAGTCATAATTGAGTTGCACCCCATTGCCATTATAAAAGAGCATCCAGCCCGTGTTGTCGAACTTGTTAATAATGCGACCCGCACTGCTGCCCCCATAATCAATGGGATTGGTCCAGACGCAGACAGTTTTCTGATCCTGGTCTGTCACCCCGGAAGGCTTCCCCATATTAACAATATCATCGACCCCATCAAAGTTTAGTTGCCCCACGCCGCCTGGCCGCGTTGAGCCCGACCAGCCCGAGGCGCTCCCCACGGCCATATTCGTCAGCGTCCCAGGAAAGCCCCCGACCAGATCATAGAGGGTGAGGCTCCCGGTCCCCCCAGGAATGCCCCGCCACCAGCCCTGCAAACGCCGCAGGAGGGGATGATCCTTGGCGACCTGGCTAAATTGCTGCGTCTCGCCAAGCGTCACCCCGAGCACAGCAATAGCCAGCACTAGCGCGACACTGAGGCGACGAGCGAACGACATGTGTGTGGTCCCTTCAGGTATTCTGCATCTGTATGGGCATAGGCGTAAACACACACTTATGCTTGGTGGTCGAGGTCTCTACGGGTAAGGCGGAGCCATTAAAGAACCCCAGGGCAAAATACCGGGCAGGCAGGTAGATATTACGAAAGGTGGCGATCATGGTGGTATTCGTGGTAACCTGATCCACCACGAGGGTGCCAATCCAAGTGAGGTTGCGGCGCTTATCCGACGTGGCCCACGCGGCATTGGCGGTTACACCGCCATCCAGCGTAGCGCCATCCTGCGACGTGACAACGTAATATTCCAGACCCTGGCCAACCACATTGGTGCCAGTGAGGGAAATCGAGCACTGTGCCTGGAATAACGAGACATGCGCTCCCGCACCCAGATCGGACAGAGCTGAGGTCTGTCCGCCCCCACTCGCCTTGGCACTGAAGGCCATGGTGACCGTACCACCCGAATCAGCAAAGGTAATCGCGGTGCCTGGCAGGGTCCACTGGGTAGAGGTAGCCCAGGCCACCATCGGCGACAAGAAGAGGGCAAAGGCCAGAGCAAGGGCAAGGTGTTTACGCATGGTCAATCCCTATGGCAACGGCACGTTGTCTATAGCGTGGGCAACGTCCAGGCTACTGATGAGTCCTTCATACCCAAGATTCGCTGGCGTCGCTGTCGAACCATTGCCCGAGCCCTGGATAATCAAGAGGGCCTCGCCCCGCAGTGCCTGACGCCTGGACAGCGAGAGCAAAAAGGCTTGTTGCGCAGCCGGTGCCCCTTGCCCACTAAAAATCTTGGTAAAGGCAGCCCGTGTCTGGCTGAGACTGGGGTTGACGATGCCGGGATGCATCATGGTATTCCAGGCATCGCGTTCCTGCACGGATTGCTGAAGAAACGTAGTCCAGTTCCAGGTTGAACTATCCGGACTGACGGCCTCATAGATTTCTTTTTCGGGCATACTGGAACGCCACACCCAAAAAGCCGGGCTGGCCAGCGCGTTATATTTCGCCGCAAGACTGGCCCAATTTTTGGCGGCAACGTCAGCCGCCATTTCCGCCTGATTGGTCACCAGGATATCGTTGCGCAGGACATCATACTGCGCCGGCGTGAGACCGACGGCCCAGACATGCAGAGGCACAGCGAGCAGCAGGAGAAGCCCTATGACCTGGGGAAGCTTTGTACCATTCATGTCATCCTCAATTCGTTGCAACGATTTGGGTTTTGGTCAGAACGCTCGAATACCGTAAACCAACCATCATCCATGTACTGACACCCGCAGGGCACGATACAGGGAGGGGCACATTGGGCGATGCAATATAGTTTGATTCCCAGACGATGCTTTGCGCATTGGTGCAGAGGAAGAGAAAAACCACCATATCCCCGTCATTTTGATTCACCGTAATATTTTTGATCGTCAGTGTGCCACTTGCACCCGTCATTTGCATTTGACACTGGTCGCTTGTGTCCCAAGAACAGAGGAAGTTGACGCTACTGGTAAGAGTGGTAATGCGGTTCTGAGGTGCCCGTGTCGTCGCCATAAGACAGTATTTGCCGCTGGTGCTATTGAAGCTATAGAGAAAATGATTGTACGTAATATTGTCGCCGGTAATGCCTGTAGGCAGGGCAAGGCCACATTCGTTACTGTAGAGCGTGTCCCAGGTGATAGCCACAGGGGTGGCCCCTTTAAAGACAAGTTCGAGGCTTTGCTGATCCGTAGGCGTCCCAATCGGATTGGCGACGAAAGTGGCGACAGCCAGATCATAGCGGTAAGCCACGTCCGTCGTATCAATGTTGGGGGTGACAGTCGTCCTGGTCCCGAGCTGGACTACACGCGGAACAATCTCTTTGTTTGTGAGCACCGCCACTGCGCTATTCTTGGTCGCGTCACTCGTATTATCGACGTTCCCCAGGCCTACATCACTCTTAGTCGGCTGCGCCGTCGAAAGCACCCCTGTATCACTTAAGCCCGTGACAAACTGTGACGTCGCCGGGGTCAGCGAGCGCACCGTATGCGTGGCAATCCCGGCATCATCGAGCAGTTCCAGCACTTTAGCCGTACTATCGACGTAAAGCGTGGCTTTCCCGCTTGCTGGCGTTCCTGGCTGGACCATAGGCGTCAACGTGAGACGCTGGGAGGGTGTGGCATCGCTAAAACACGTCACAGTGACGCACGTTCCCACGGTGTTTACAGCCGGAGGCGATCCGGCTAAATCCCCGTAGCTGAGCTGACTGACTGTGAACGCACCGCCTACGCTATTTTGGCGCACCACAAACGAGGCCCCCCCCGACGTACTAAAATCAGTGGTGCCCGCAGGAAACGTAATGGTATTCGCCCCAGAGACAGCAGGAGACTTCAGCGTCACTGTTCCCGACGTTGCGCCCGAGAGCAGGAGTTGCTTGACCGTCTGGCCTGTGGCACTCGTAAACACGTTGGCCGCTGTCAGATCTGCAGCATTGGTTACTTGCGCCGCCGTATAATCCCCGCTGGCCGCTGTGACCGCGCCAGTACGGGTAAACACACTCGACACAGCACCTGTAGGAGGCGTGCCTGTCAGCTCACTATAGTCCAGCGTGGCAACGGTAATCGCTCCCCCAGCAGTCGATTGGCGTAGAATTCTTCCAGCCCCACCCGTAGACGACAGATCAGTGGTGCCCGCTGGTAGTGTCAGCGTATTACTCCCCGCCACTGCTGCAGATTTGACCGTCAGTGATCCCGACGTGGATCCAGGCAAGATAAGCTGTTTCATCGACTGGCCAGCAGCACTCGTAAACACGTTTGCTGCCGTCAAGTCGGCAGCATTGGTCACGAGGGCCGCTGTATAGTCTCCTGTTTGTGCAGTAATAGCGCCGGTGCGGCCAAACACGCTGGCAACGGCACCTGTAGGAGGCGTGCCTGTCAGCTCGCTATAGTCCAGTGTCGCAACGGTAATTGCTCCACCCGCAGTGGACTGGCGTAACAGTCTTCCAGGCCCACCCGTAGATGACAGGTCGGTTGTACCCGCTGGCAGAGTAAGCGTGTTACTCCCCGCCACTGCTGCAGATTTGACCGTCAGTGATCCCGACGTAGCCCCTGGCAGGATAAGCTGTTTCATCGACTGGCCAGAGCCAGACGTAAAGATATTGGCGATCGTCACGTCAGCAGCGTTGGTCACCTGGCTTGCTGTATAGTCGCCTGTTTGCGCCACAACCGTTCCTGTGCGTCCAAAAACAGAACCCACTGATCCACTGGGGGGGACTCCTGTAATTTCGCTATAGTCGAGGGTTGAAACCGTAAACGGCCCCCCCACCGTCGCTTGCCTCACAACTTTTCCGGGCCCCCCGGTTCCCGAAAAATCAGTCGTGGCCGCAGGCAGTGTCAAAGTTTGCGCTCCACCCCCAGCAGGAATAAGCACCGTCAGCGTATTGGGCGCCGTGCCGAGAATAAGCCTACGCATCGTCTGGCCTGTGGCACTCGTAAACACGTTGGCCGCTGTCAGGTCCGCAGCATTAGTCACTTGTGCCGCCGTGTAGTCACCGTTGGTCGCAACCACAGCCCCTGTGCGACTAAAGACGCTCGCAACGGGCGCAGCAGGAGGTGTCCCGGTGAGTTCGCTATAGTCGAGCGTGCCCACAGTCAAGGGTGCTCCTGTGGCGACTTGCTTGACCACGCGGCCAACTCCCCCCGTCGTCGTGAAATCAGTACTCCCGGCTGGCAGCGTGAGCGTGCTAGCGCCTGCGACTGCTGCAGATTTGACAGTTAACGATCCAGACGTCGCCCCTGGCAAGATAAGTTGCTTCATGCTTTGCCCAGTGGCACTACTAAACACGTTAGCCGCTGTCACGTCGGCAGCATTCGTCACTTGACTGGCGCTATAATCCCCGTTCGATGCGGCGACAATGCCGGTGCGGCCAAACACACTCGCCACCGCACCAGCCGGAGGCGTCCCCGTCAGATCGCTATAGTCAAGCTGGCTGACTGTGAGTGCGCCTCCTACGCTGTTTTGCCGCACGACAAACGACGTGCCGCCCGACGTGCTGAAATCCGTGGTCCCGGCGGGCAGTGTGAGAGACTGCGCACCACCCGTGCCAGGCACTTGCAGCGTCACAGTATTAGGCGCCGTGCCTATCGTGAGCTTACGCACCGTTTGCCCGGTCGCGTTGGTAAACGTATTAGCGGCTGTGGTATCGGCAGCGTTCGTGACTTTTGCCGCTGTATAATCGCCTGGCTGGGCAATAACATCGCCAGTACGCCCGTACACGCTGCTCACAGCCCCCGTGCCAGCCGTGCCCGTAGGACGACTCCCCACACTACCCGTTTGCAGAGCTGTGGCTGTAGAGCCTGTCAGGCACGCCAGAAGAAGGATTAAGAGGAGGAGGCGTCTCACTGGGGTTTCTCTCCTTCTTTCTTGTCTGGCAGTGGAGGCACTGCCGCTTGCCCTGGCGGGGGCGGTGGCACAAGAAGCGCGTCATACTGCTTTTTAAGCTCCATAGCTTGCGCCCACAGCTCGGCTAGGTTGTCTTCACACCGCGCCGTCGCTTCTCGACTGCGTTGCAAAGCAATCTTAAGAGCAGCAAGCGACGGCTCTTGTTTCTCGTGTTGCTCTTGTGCCCACAGGCGAGGGGAGGAGGAGAGCAGGTACAAACTCATCCCCAGGCCCAGCCAGCGTCCCATACGTCCCATGTGGCCCAGGAGAGTCAACGTTACCGCTCCTTGTCTGCCGCGAGTTGGCGTTCAAGCTCGGCCACCCGCGCCTCCGCTGTTTCCGCACGATCCAGCAAGAGCGCGGCAAGCTGCTTCGTATAGGCCAGGGTGTCTTGCTCAATGCGCAGCAGCATTTGACACTGCCTGAGGGGCTCCGGGGGCACCCGTGGCGCCTCGGCCCAGAGCACGGGACTGGCCAGGGTGAGCCCCAGGCTCAGACTAATTACAGGCATTACTGGCGGTACTCGCACGCAGTCTCCCCGTCGTTTGATCGACACACACGACCTTCCAGGCGGTGCCACCTCCAGGCGAGGTCGTCAAATCGCCCAGACGCACGGCCCCGGCCGCAACGTTCAGTGCCCAGATATTGGTCAGCGTCATGTTCGTACTCGCTAAGGGACTATTCGCTATATAGACGGTTGAGGCATCCGTTGTCGTCACAGGGGTATTGCGAGCGGTCACAGTAGGCCGTTGAAACGCGAACGCATTCAGCGTCGCTGCTGTCCCACTCGCCGCAGTATTTTCATCGTTAAAGGTCGCAGCCGTGAAGTCGGCTATCGCCCCAGCAGTCCCAGGATGAGCGGTCTGAGTACTGCCTAACGTCAGCAGGGTAGACATGGGGTGTGAACTACTCCCTGTCGCTTGTTTACTCAGGGTACTACTAAAGGTCAGGATCCCTGCTGTCCCCGTCCCTGACCCTATGGCGGCTTGCACAAGAAAACTCGCTGCGGCACTGTTCGATCCACTCCGAGTCCCCCCTGTCACCCCTATGGACTGTAACTGGGGCGATGCGGCAAAGCCGGACCCTGACACGCGGAAGGACGCAGCCTGAATATTCGCATCGGCACTATCAGCAGCGTTTCTAATACCAGCGAGCGAGTTCGCGAAGTACTTGAGCCGTGCCCCATCAGCAGCAGTGCCCAGGAGAACCGACTGCGTACTCGGCATACTCAGCCCAAGATTAAAGACGTGCGTCCCGGTCCACACATAGTTGGCGGTTTGATCCACGACGCCCCCAGCCCCCACGATATCCGCCGCACAGATAATTTGATTCGAGGCGTTGACCGTCAGCTTGCCGCCATTACTGTCGCCCGTGCAGATACTTGTGGTCAGATTCCACAGAATGCCAAAGGGTGTCGTATAGCCAAAAAAGAGGGTACCAGAGGCCCCGCTGGTGGTATAGAGGTTGGTCGTATTGGGAGCATAATTCTGATAGACGTAGGCGGCATTCGCGCTGGAGTTATCAAAATGAAAGGCACCGACGCTGCCACTGGTATTGGTGCCGTAGAAGATATTGTCCTTGATATGGGCCATGGCCAGTCCGGTGGCAACAACGGCGGCGGCATTGCTCCCCGCCACATTCACCTGATTGTCTTCGATGACACTGTTGCGCAGAAACCGGGCATTCATCCCCTGGCCCCCGGCGACCGCACTATTGCGCAAGGTAATGAGATTGCCGATGAGTTTAAAATCGTCCAGGAAGAGATTGTCAACCGCCGACGACTGGAGGGCAATAGCAATCGAGCTATTGGCAAAGGAAGCGCCGTAATCAATGACGTTATTGGCGACCAGGAAATTCCGAAAGGTGTTGCCGGTGGTGGCGGTGACCGTGGACGACGAGCCGATTTTGATGGCATTCCTGACGGCGGTCCCAGTGCCGGTAAAGACGATGGTGTTCCCCTGGACGGTCATATTATAGTACGAATAATCATTGACGTTGGCGGGATCGAGATCGATGCAGATACTGCCACAGGAGATGTTGCCATCGACAATATGGTTATTGATAATCTTGACGTTCTTAACCTGACGTCCAGAGGCGCCGGATTGACTGAAGACCCCGATGCCGGCCGTCATCCGGGGCCGCGTCACAAAATTGGAACTGATCGTCACTCCCGAAACCCCGTCTACTTCCATCTGGGTATCATCCAGCACGTTGCCAAAAATCAGCGCATCGGTATCCGTCCCGGCCTGATCGCCGGTAGCAATAAGGCCGAATTTATCATTGGTATTGGTAGTATTGAGGTTCGAGTCAAAGATATGGTTATAGAGCGCCTTAAAGCGCATCACATGCCCAAACTTCGGCCCACCACAGAAGTTCAGGCAGTTGTTCATGTCAAAGCCCAGATTTTGCACGGTAATATCGGTATTGCCAGCCCCCGAGAAGTAGAGCAGGGGCAGCGTATCATTGCCGCCGCTCCCCGGCGAGAGCCGTTTGAGAATCGACTGATTGGCGCCGGGGCTGTTAAACGTCAGCCCGTGGCGATTCGTGACGTTAATATTTTCGACGACATAGGTCCCAGGCGGAAACCACACCGTCCCCCCATCAGGCGTTGCCGCAATCGCGGCGATAATCGCCGCGGTGTCGTTCGTGGTGCCGTCGCCAGTCGCGCTATAGGGCGCATCTTTGACGTTCGTGACTAGGGTCTGCCCCACACCCCCGGTACCGCCCCCAGTTTCTCCACCCATAATGAGCGCAAACGCAGGAGAGACGCAGCAGAGAAGACAGAGAAGAATAAGCAGAGAGAGACGCTTCACGGCAAGCCCTCAACAACCGACACAATTGCATCATTGGCGCCAGCACGAATGCACTGCCACTGCCCCTGTCCCTCTAAATCCATGCCGAGCCATTTCCAGCCACCCACCACAAAGCCGCTTGATGCCGTAGGAGGCGCATCGTTTGTTACGTCCGAACAGCGAATATCGTTAGGCGAATTGTTATAGATAATCGCCGCACACCGAGCCGTATTAGCCATTAAGACAGTCACAGGCGTACTGCTAATCTGAATATCTTGTTGCGTTGTGCCCTGCACGTTCGCTTTGACTTTCCGGCAATTCTGGGCGTCTACCTGTGATAAACAGATCAGGCTCCCAAGAATCGCTCCAATTGTCCACAGCCACATAGCCACCTCCTAAGCCGCGTTCTAGCGCGAAGCTACCCCGCTATAATCCACATACCAGGCATCGGCCAGGACATAACTGGTTGCGGTATCGCCCGCATCATCCCCTAAGCGAGAGACGTTAAACACGTAACCATCCCCAGGCTGGAGCGAGGCCCCGGCCTGCGTGAGTTGGATCACATGACAATTGGTGTCGCCTGGCGCAAAATTGATCGTCTGAATGCCGCCGGCCGCAATCGCGGTATTATCCCGAAAGATCGTAAATTGCCACTGCATACGCGCTGTCCCCACCCCCGACGTGTTGAAGCGCCGAAACAGGTTGAGAATAAGCGTGGTATTCGGCTGCCACCCGTCAGGAATAAAGCCGCGAAAGTTCCAAGCTGTGGAGCCGGTCGGACTCCAGGTCGCGTTTTCATCACTAATAGAGTTGACAGCCACAGGCATGTGCCGCCGGGTATACGTGGTACGCCAGGTCGGCGTGCCCTTCATCTCTTGCTCGACAAAGCGCAACTCCTTAATTTCATCGGCCCCAGACTGGGCGAGCACTTCTGTTCCCGCCTCCCCTGGATCAAGCGTCTCGTTACTCTGCGCCACGGTACTCGAATAATCGTTGATTAATGTTAAGTCCCCTTGTGGGTTGACCACAAAATTATCGACTGTCCAGAGCGTCACCCCTGTGGAGTCTCTCTGGCGAATCTTATAGGCCACGCCAACCGTGAAATAGATATTGGCTCTCCCCGAGGCATCGAGCACCACAGGATTCGTATTTGGCGTAGCACCCGCCGGATCACTATACGTGGCCAGCGGCGTAAACGTGCCAGCCGCAAACGTATCAACCAGGCCACCTGCCAGCATGGCCCCGTTATTATTTGCGGCCCGGTATACTGGAAACGGCGCTAAAGCCACAGCCATGTGCTATACTTTCTCTCAGGTAAAAACCTGCACGAATACTCAGGGGAGACACGTTATGTTTGAGGCATTTACCAGCGTCTGTTTAAGCATCCTGTACGTCATGTTCATTTCCAAACTGGTGGAATCCGTCATGCCCAAGAAAGCGCCGCCTCCTAACGATCCACCGGGCCATCTGCCGCATCTGTCGATTTCTGCCGCAGCCGCTCACGCATGGCGCCGAGAGCACCAGAGAGACCACCAACAATTTCCGGTGTCAGAATGCCCCCTGTGCGGTCTATCGCGCCAAGCAGCCACGGGCGCAGCGTTGGGGACAGGAATGCCTGTGACAGTAGATAATTAACCTGTGGGATGGCTTCTTTGGCCACCACAGCAGCAATAGGCAAATGCCCAAACATCGGACCAATGACCGGGATATGCTGGGCACCCGCCGCACCGCCAAGCTCTAAAAGCGCCGTTAAGGGATTGAACTGTGGCCGCGCCCCCAGTGTCGGCTCAAGCGCTGGGGGCACAGGCGGAAGCACAAGCGGCCCCTGCCCAGGCACCTGCACAGCGGGAGGACGCGGGGGCGGAAGCCCAGGCACCGGAGGTGTGCCAGGTATAGGCGCCACAGGGGCTATGCCAGGCGTAGGCGCCACAGGAGCTACGGGAAGCTGTGGCCGTGTGCCCCTTGGCATAGCTGGCGTTCCCGCAAAACTCGCCACATCAGCCCGAATCGCCGCTTGCTCTTCTGGCGGAAACCACCGCAGTACGTCTTTACTCGTGAGTTTGTTCAGCACCCCAGCAATATCAACCATGAGACGCCCCTGGTCATCTTGCCGCATGACGCCGCCTCTGCCGCGATTTTCGAGTATCCTATGCATCTCGTTGACGCCTTGCTCTTGCTTCCATACCCCGTGTGCTTGTTGCAGCAGGGGGAGCTGATCGGGGATAGACTCGCCGAGAGAATCATAAAACTTCCCAAAGAGTTCATTCGCGGCTTCCCGCGTGGCTCTATTGCCACTGCGGGTATAGGGGCCAAGCGCTTTAATATTCTCGTAGGCTTGTTTGCCGGTACTACCAGGCCCCTCTTTGGCGATGTTGCCGACGAGCGTTTGAAATTTGGGGTCCGCATATTCGAGACGTTTTTGCATCCCGGCAATAGCTTCCTGGACAGGCGATTGATCGACACTCGCACCACCGGCAATATCAAAGTAGCGCTGGTACATCTGGCTTGAGAGGCGCCCCTTGCCTCCTACTGAGACTTGCGGCGCTTCAGCCATTGCATGAAACTGCGGGGCTTCAAGCGTCGCATGGGTCGAGTAGACAGGGCGCCCCTCTTCAACGCTCGCCCGCACCGCATCCAGCAGCGATCCCTTATCATGAATATCGTAACCGCGCTGCATAAGTTCTTCGGCCATCTGGTCAGGCGTGAGTCCGTTTTGATTGAGGAGACGTGCCGTTTCTTTGCCGCCTTCACGCTTGCTAATAATGTGATAAAACTCTGTCCCAAGCTCAGGCTCTTTGCCCAAACTGATGCCGCCAAGCTCTTTAATTGCTGCCTGTAACTCTTGCGCTGGCTCGCCTGTTGGCATCTGCGGCTCTCTGCCAACGACAGGCACGGCAGGACGCACAGCGGGTTGCGGCTTCGTCCCCATGCTGCCAGTCTGGGCATAGAGCGCCCCGCCTTCGTCAGCCAGCATCCGGGAAGCTGTGGCCACATCAGGCGCCCCGAGACGACGCAGGACGGCTTCAGACGCTGCTCCGCCCTGCTCCAGTCGCGCCATATCAAGACGCACGTCGTTAGGCGTTCTGGCAGGAGCCTGTGGCTTATACTGTTCGGGAAAACTTTCAAGACGTGTAGCCGCTTCTTGTTGGGCTTGCTGTGCTCGATCAAACGCTTGTTGTTTCTCCCAGGCTGTCCCATACTCCCCAACCTGCTTTTGATACGTCGCCTCCCCGGCTGCTGTCTCTTTTGTGTAGTCTTTCAGCTCGCCCGCGTACTCTTTTTGCTTGAGTGCTTCCCCCGCCTCAAAGGCTCTCTGCTCTGCGACGTTCGTTTTAGTATAGTCTTGCATACTTCTGGCATAGTCACGCTGACGCGACTTAGCTTCTTTCAGCGCAGCGGCATAGGCCGCAGCATCGCCCTTTTGCCTGGCATCCCGCAGCGCATCCACGCTCTTTTGCCAGGCTTGCTGTGCCTCAAACGTTTGCTGCTCAGCCGTCCTGACTGCCTGAGCCGCAGGACCTTGCCTGAGATAGCGCAAGCCTGCGGTTTCAGCGCCCTTAAACAGTCCTGGAATAGCCACAGCGGCGACATCACTCAGGTTGATCGGCACCGGCCCAACGTGCATCAGGGGTTGTTCTGGCTGGGTCAGTTCCAGACCCTTGTTGAGCCAGTTCGCCGCTATCCCTCCTGCTGCAGCACCCACAGTGGGAAATCCTACCAGGCTTCCCAGCGCAGCCCCGCCCATGCCCCCGGCGATTTGTACCGCTTCTGCCGCAAGTTGTTTCGGACCCCCGCCTACCCCTGTTGCCTCCCGAAACGTCTCAGGGGGAATAGGACGCAGCGGTTCAACCTGTGAAGCCTGGGAAGCCACAGGGGGGGAGGCATCTCCTGCCCCTTCAATTGTCGCCGTTACCGAGCCTTCGCCATACTTTTCAGGCTCAGCAGGGAGGAGCGCATTAACCGCATCGTAGGGACTGCCCTCTTGTGGCGTCCCAGTGGGAGCGGGTGCTTGACTCCCACTGGGCAAGAGGGCATTTACCGCGTCATACGGGGAGGATGCTGGCTGCGCCTGTGCGACCTGTTGCGCTGGTGGGCCTGGCCGCAGGCCAGCCAGATGAGCGTAACGGGGATAGTGCTGCAGCACGTTTTGCGTAAAGTTGGGGTCACTGCCGCCGTTATACTGCATGAGTGCAGCGCCTACATCGCCCCTGTTCGCATCTAAGAGTTGCCGGAAGTGTTGCAAGCCAGCTCTGGCACTCACCTGTGGATCAGTCCTGGTTTGCGGCGTCTGGCCATACGCCGCACCTGTGGCATTCGTCACTTGCGCTAGTCCCTGCACGCCTGTGGGACTCTGGGCACTCGGATCAAAGCCCGATTCCTGATGAATGAGCGAGAGTGCCAGAGCGGGATTAACCCCAGCCGCCAGAGCTTCCCGCACGACGACGCCTTCAAGGGGCGAGAGCGAGAGGGTTTGTGCTTCCGCCACTAATAGCTCCTCTCGATATGGCGCCCGATAAAGTTCTGCTCTGGGTGATCTTGTTCATAAAGCGCCCTGAGCTGATTTCTGGTAACGCTAGGGCGTGTCTTTTTGGCGTTTTGATATTCTTTTTCAAACTCAGCTTCTGACATTGTAGGCCGCACTGGGTATGGTGTCAGCGTTGTATGCCCTGGCGCCGCACTCAGCACTTTGTTGTACTCACCAAGATCCTGATACGCTTTGCGCCTGAGTGAGTCCACAAGGGTTTTGGCCACTTTTCTTGTGGGCACGTCGGCCATGCCCCCAGCTTGCTGGTCTAAAAACTTCATTTCTGATTCATTAGCCCGAATGGTTTGAGAGCCCATCGAGTCAGTCACGAGACGGCTGGCCAGGCTCTTAAATTCTCGCACTTTGGCAATTGCTTGCTCGGTCGTAATCCCCATCTGTTGCGCGATCTTCGCAACCGCCCCAGAGTCAAGCTTCGATTCAACCACTCCTTCGGGATAGCCCGAGCGAATCAGTTTATCCATCGCATCGAGCGTATGCAGCACACGCACCGCAGCTTGTGCCCTGCCCGTAAGCGGATCAATCTGTTTTTGCCAGGCTTCCATGGTGCGCGCTTGTTCTTGCTGGTACATCGCTGGCGTACTCAGTGCGGATTCTGCGGGTGACGCCTGTGACTGTGGCCCTGGAGCAGGAGGAGTAGCGCCTGCCCCAGGAACAGCCACGCCCCCAGTGGAGGGAGGAGGCGCAGTTTGTGGTGCTTGCGGAGCCGCGTAGCCGGGAATCTGAGGAGCCGCTGGCGGCACCTGGACACGTCGCCCTTGGGGCTGCACCCCTGGAGGGACCAGCTCGGGCACCCACACGGGGGTATTCCCAGAGTACATCCACTGGCCTTTGCCTGCTTCCATCGGTTGCGCCACGCCCCCCGCTGGACCTGGCAGAGGATGCGCAGCCCCGCCAAAGCGACTACTGGAAACAATCCCGCCTGGCGTGGGTGTCAGGACTTGCTCTGTCCCTAAGCGCTGCTCAGCCCTGGCTTCGGTGCCTGCCCGCTGGCGCCCCGTGCGGGATTCAAACTCTTGAGTCTGGGCTTGATGCTCTTTGGTTTGCGCTTCCATAAATTTAATCGCATCTGCTGCCCTCTCTTCTGCTGTTCTCGCACTCGTAGCCAGCGCCCCAAGCCTGCCGGGATCATACTGGCGTGGTAATTGCTCGACACCTGGAAGCCCCCAGTGAGTTAACATGCCCAGCGTTTGCTGATAGGCGCCTGGACGCGCCGCTACTGGGAGGTCCTGAATTGCTGAGAGCTGCTGCGCAATCATCCCCATAGCTTCTTTTTGCATGGTAAATTGCTGCTTGCGCTGCTCCAAGTGCATCTGGTCGAGTTCCATCATGGGCTTTAAGAACCGCTCTGCCATGAGCGGATAGCGCGACAGGAGCGACTGATAGAGGTTCCGACGCTGCGTGATTTCGTCCATGGTCGATTGATCAATCTGAGGCGTCTCTTGGGGTTGCGCCAGCCCCGCAGAGGACGGCTCAGAGACTGGCGCGGCCTGACCCTGTACACCAGGCCCCCCTGGCGGCCACGAGCCGCCAACCGGGAGTGGTTCTTGGACAATCGGTCCTGGTGCTGGCGTAGGTGCTGGCGCCGTGGGCTGTGGCAGTTGCCCTGTCGTGTTCCTCGACAAGTCGGCCAGTCCTTGCAAGCCACCGCCTTGCAAGAAGCGTTGGTACTCCCCCATCTGGTAGCGCAGTTGTTGCGCTTGCAGCTCACGCATAGCAGCTTGTTGCTGCATATCCCTAAGCTGTGCCAGTTTGAGCATCTGGTCAGCCGGATTCGAGGGCGGAACCTGAATACTGAGTGGAATCGTTGCCACACGCTACCCCTGTTAGAGCCATCCTCCGAGATTGCCCATCCCTGGCACACTACCAATACTCGATCCAGCATTTTGCATATTCTGTAAGGCTTGCAGCCAGGCATTGGTTGACCCCGCAATGCCCCCAGCTTGCGCTGTCCCCACCCCGGCCACAAACGGCGCAGCCCCTTGCAAGTATTGCATGGTCAAATTGGCCGCGTTCTGGCTTTGCGTCGCCCCCATCCCGGCCAGATTCGCCAACTCGTTATAGCGCTGCTGCCTGGCCTGTTGATTCACCTGAAACTCTTGCAAGGCACGTTGATACTGGTCTTGATTTTGCTGATACGCACGCCCGTAGCCAAGCTGATTGCGTTGCATTTCCTGCCCAAACGCGGTCCCTTGCTCTTGCATAACCCGGTTCCAGTAATCTTGATTGGCCTGGTAATCACGCTGATAGCCGAGTTGATTCTCCTGGAGCCCACGCCCATACGCAAGCTGATTCGTTTCAAGCCCACGCTGATAGGCAAGCTGGTTCACGTCAAGACCGCGCCCATAAGCAAGCTGATTCTCGCCAAGGGCTCGCCCGTAGGCCAGTTGATTTTGCCCCAAAGCGCGATTATAGGCAGCGTCATATTCCTGACTGGCAAGCCCTTGGCCGTACTGCTGTCCAGCTTTCATCTGTCCCCCGCTAAACATTTGGCCAGCAGCCGCTCCTTGCTGATTCAGCGCTTTCATGCCCTGCTGCAGCCGAAATTGATAGCCAGGGTCTTGTTGCAACACTTGCTGAGGATTGGGCGCCCCAAAAGCGTACTGCTGGCCACTAAAGTTATAGGGCTGCTGCGAAAAGGCGTAGGGTTGAGCGCTAAACTGATACGGTGCACCACTAAACTGGTAGCCTTGAGGATTTAAATAGTTTTGCGAAGCGTCCGGCAAGGGTATGGGCGTCTGAAATCCGTACTGGTACGGGTCAAGCGCCCCTTGCCCCTGAAAGCTGGGCATGGGGATAGAGGCTTGCCCTTCGAGATTCTGCAAACCTGTGTGTCCGGCTGTTCGGTACGGCGCCCCGAAATCCAGCGCATTCCCGTAATAACCCTGATAGAGATTAGCAGCCGCTTGTTGTCCGGCTTGTTGCGCACCCGCCGCTTGCCTGGCTCCGTGTGAGCCTATCGCCCCCTGAATAGGCGACATGGCTAACCCCAATACGCCACCAAGAAAGCCCATATGCTACCCCCTATGCCGCCAATTGGCGCCAAAAGTGCAGGGTGACCGGCGACCACACCCCGGCCTTACTATCCGCTTCAAGCGTCGCCATGACCGTGGGCGTAAACGCGACATGATGAAAGCGACTGAGCGCGCCCAGAAACGCTGTCGTCACAGGTGACCACAGGCCGCGCCGCAAGTCTTCAGCCAGGACAATTACCACCGTGGCCGGAAATCCCACCCCGGCTGCGTCGGCTAACTGTCTCAAGAAATGGACTGTTAAGCGTGACCACTGCCCAGACTTAAACTCCCGTTGCAGCGTGGAAACAACCGTAGGTGAGAGTGCTGCACTCATACCCCTAACACCTCAACTTCTGTCACGGCGCCCAGGATAACCCGCTTCACAGGATCGCTAATCCGTATCCGACACCGCCTGTCATACGCAGAGCCTAAGCGTGCCCACTGGACCCGTGTGGAAGTCTGGCCAATTTTCCCAATGCTCCTGGGCCGCTCGACTCCCCACGTGTGGCCACTATCGTTACTGAGCTGAAGGACCAATTGGGGATTCGTGCCAACTGTCGGGCTCGCGTCTAAGCCTACGCCTGTTTCTGCGTCAATTTGTAAGTACGATTGCAGCACACGATCCAGCGTCTGCGTATCAAAAAACGGTGGCAGTGTCGCTTCAAAGACAAGAGGGTCGCTCGCATCCGTATATGCCTGAGAGTCGAGCTGGTAGAGCCGGTTGTTGATATAATCCCCTACCAGATGCCTCCCAAACGCATACGTATAGGCATTCGCCCTATGCCTGGTAAACGTGCCACTGGCTGGCTGGAGATAGGCGCGCTCATGCCACAGCCCCATAGCGAGGTCATAGACCCACGTATGCCCCGCCGTAGGAAAGGTCAGCCAGTAAAACAAGTGCCCGTCTTGCTGCTGTCCCCACCCTATGGCATCACTCACCGTGGCATAGGTTTGGAGCGCACTAGCCACACTATACGTGGAAATGGGGAGCGCCTGGTAGCCTTGTGCCATCACCACCATTCTCTCGCCTTGATCGTTCGCTGAGAGCCACACAATCGCATCCCCAACGCGAGCTGGTGACTGCGGGGCAGCGCAGCCTTGTTGCACAAACGCGCCCTCAATACGCTGAAACGGATTGTTTAAATTGCCCGAATCAAACCACACTTCCGTACTCAGCGTGCCAAAGAGCCAGATTTCGCGTCTGACTACGAGTAAGCTCACCAAATTGTCTGGGGAGCCCTCGACACTGGCAAAATTGAGGGCATCAAACACCGTCGAACTGACGTTCGTCCAGTAAAACTGCTGCGTCCCTGGCCGATTAAACACCATGTACTGATCAATAAACCCAACCCGGTTCGCCCCAAAGAAGTTGGGGTCACTGATTTGCGCGAGCACGTTCGTGCTAAACGGCATCATATAGCCCGAGGGGCCATCGACAAGAAAGAGCACAGAACCGTTATCGTCAAAATCCACGGGGCCTGAATAGGAGTTGAGATTGCCCCTCGATACTGTCGAGCCATCGGCCATAATTTCTGAGAGCACTTGCGCTGAGACAGCAAAACAGCGACCGTTTGACGCTGTAAACGCGCCCCTGACAGGGCCTGCCCCCGCGAGGCCAGCAAAGAGCGTGAGCCCAGGCGTGCCGTACAGCGCCACCGCCGTTTTGCCCTGTTTCGAGTCTTCAATTTCGGCGTAGCCATTGACCAGACGCAAATTGCTTACGTTGCTACTCTTTGGTGTGGCAGACTGACCCACCCAGGCAATACGCGGCATACCTATCTCCCGCTTTGTGGCGTGGGCGTGGGCGTTGGTGTCTCAGGCGCCGTGGGATGTGTCGGCTCTCCCGGCACGGGAGGGACAATAGGATGCTCTGGTGTCCCCTCATCCGGTTCTTCTATAGGGTGCGTGGGCTCTCCAGGACCTGGAGCCGTGGGATGCTCTGGATGCTCTGGATGCTCTGGATGCGTTGGCTGTGCCATGTTTCTATGCTCCATGTCTATAACCCATTTGAGGCGCCAATCGCCACAGGTGCAGGGCGTCCCAGGATAGATCGTCAGGCAGTAGCGCCCCATGTCTGGATCGCCATGCGAAAAATAGGGGATGCGGCTATCATCCACAATCCGCAACACCACCTCACCCAGCATTACCGAAAGCCTCCATGCTGTATCCAGTTGGGGTCCGTTACCCCAGCCCCTGGCAGTCGTGGATCTGTAATTGCTATGACTGGCCGATGATTGACTTTTGCAAGCGCGTTCTCTGTTCTCCGCCAATCGTCCATAAATTCAGCACTGAGGGTGCGCCCGTATTCTGGCGCTAAGCGCTTGCCCAGCGCATAGACCAGACCATCAGCATAACTGGGCGGAAACGATAGCAGGTCTGTGACCGCGCTAAATGCCGAAAACGGCATGTCGACCTGCACATGCAATTCCCCCGCCGCCGCAGGTATGGGATAAAACGTAATCACCCCCAGGGGAAAGGCCGGATCGTAGTAGAGCACCGTGGGCCAGAACGTTTGCAGGCTTTTGAGCCCGATATTGGCGTACTGGTCCGCGTAAAATATATCTATCGGGTAATCAATCGTGCCAATCTTGAAATACGCCTCACGAATCGCCAGCGGCCGCGCTATGGGAATATCCCCCCCAGGGCCAATAGTCAGGCTAGGAACCCCTGGCGTCACCGTTTTGGTCGCAGCCAGGCGCCGAAAGACGAGCCGACGCTGCGCCGTCCAGGTTTCGAGCATACGGTTGAGTTCGTCAATCGCGTCTTGCGCTTCGTCCGCTTCGGGCGCTTCCCCCGAAGGATGCACGCCAATTTTGCGCAAACTCGCCGTAATAAGATCGAGTACTGTGCTGGTTGCCACTCTTTAGACATACCCCCGGAGTCGCCCAAATCCCTCGCACTCTTGTTGCTGCGCCAGCGGCACGCGCAGAGCCGCCCTCATGAAGCAATCCCGCGCTTCCAGCAGCTTTCTGAGCCCCATTGTCACCTCTGGCGCAGCAATAGGATCTGCACTATCAAGCAGTGCGGCCATCTCAAAGCCTATATCGCCCACGCGCCGCGAAATCTTTTGGAGATAAGGCGGATAAAGATTCGACGCAAACAGCTCTAAGAGATGCACAGAGTCAATATTCATATCCCGCGCCCGCGCCTGCTCCTGGCTGCTTCCTCTTCCAGCGCTGCCACACTCTGTTGCGCTTCCTGTGGCGGGGTTGGCTCCGGCGCTTTGGCTGTTTGCGGGGCCACGTAGCCCGCCCCGTAAAAGCCACCCGCGACTGCTTGCGGCGCCGCTGGACACGTTTCGACGCCGTATTCAGCAGGAGATTCATGCCAGTCTTTCCCGGCCGCTTGCTGTTCTTCCTTGCTGTGGACCACCATAATTTGCCCATTTGGATTAAACAGCATTTTGGGGTAATCCTGGTGAATATACTCTTGCCCCTGTGGATAATCTGTGTAGACATAACTTTCCGTTGCCATCGCTTCACCTCTAGGTTACATGTCGCCAAATCTTCCCCGTGCGTATCTCGGAAATTGTCGCTTCTGATACGCCCTTATCCTGAGCCAAAAACTTGCCGGGAAGCTTGCTAGCCCGAATCTCCCGGATATCATCAGGCGTAAGAATGCTCTGGCGATGCCCAGGCCGTCTATAGCCACGACCAGAACTATACATATCGTTAATATTCTGTGTCTGTGTTCCCACATACAAATGCTCAGGGTTCACGCATGACGGGTTGTCGCATTTGTGCAAAATATTCCTATCTATAGGAATACCACTTGCGCCACTAAAAAGTAGCCAACTTAAACGATGCGCCAGTGTTGGCGAATCCTTGATATTCAAGCGGCCATACCCGTTTTTATCTTTTGACCCGATCCACAGCCAGCATGTGTCTGTCTTTTTGACATACTTTAAGAACCGCTCCCGTACGGAAAGCCCATGCCATTGCTGCTGCTTTTGTGCCAACGGATCACCATACAACTCCATGGCCCGTGCATGTGACCGACAATAGCCCGTTGTGCGATATTGCTCTTTCTCACACATCACCACGCCACAAAGTCCTTTTACTTGCTTCCGTTTCATCATCTTCCTCCACGATAAAAGATGGTGTCATGCAACAAAACACCATATTTTACCATGGAGTTTTTACCATGGCTAGTCAATTAAACTACCCAGCAATGGCGCACGACATCTCCGGAAGCAAGGGAGCCCATCCGTATAAAACGTCAAACCGTGCAGGTATCGTATCCGTCGAAATCGCGTACTGACGTACCATCCTGATACTAAGCCCCAGTTGCTTATCGCTGACCCGCCCGCTAAAATGCACGCCCTCTGGTAACTCTAAATCGGCCATACCCAGCACAAAGGCATCCCGGTGATAGCCAATATTCCTGGGAGATACGGTATTGGCCGTGCCGACGACCGTAATGGGCGCCCCGGCAGCAGGCCGCGCGGTCACGTTCTGAAACTGCCCGCCGCCAATAATCGCTGGTCGGACGCGGACTGTGGCGTTCCCCGACACATCAGAAGATACGTTCCCTTCGGTCGTGGACGACACCACAAACGTGCGCAAGCGTCCAACACTGGCGCGGTTTCTTGGGTTCACTGCCGTTACCCCCGCTATCGTGATAATATCGCCAACGTTGAGCCGGGTTGCTGCAGCAGCCGTCCAACCGCTGGTTGCTACGTCAGTAAAATCGGCCCAGCCTACGATAATCCCCTGGTTGGCGCCTAACGTCTGGGGCGTCCCCCCCAGCGGTCCTGTCGTATGCACGGCAATATTCTGATCTTCCGCCCATTTAAAGCCCAGGGCCCGGCCCATCAGCCCTTGCATATACTGCTCGCCGATTTCGTCACTCTGCTGGAATAAACCCTTGAGCGCATCAACAATCGTCGCCATAGCAAGAGGCTCTAAGATCATCGACCTGAGGCCGTCTCTCGGCGTTCCCTCCTGGCTCATATACGCCCCGGCTGTCGCATAGGTGAGAAGGGCATTAGGCGTAGCCCCAGGAGTACCCACAACGTTAGCGGTCCGGTTTTTAGCCATCAGCAAACCATCCGCATCGATTTTATTGGCGATTTCTGCAATGGCAGGCGCAAGCACGCGCTCAGAAAAGTCTTGCAGATTGAGCGTGAGTTCTTGCGTGGTAAACGTCACGTCCACATGAAACTGGGTATTAAGCGATAGCGACCGACTCACTTCGGTCTGATCTTCAACACTCAGCGCCGCGCCTGTCGTACCAACGTACCTGGCAGGCAGACGCATGTTGATTGTATTGCCGACTTTGGCGCCACCGAGCATAAATTTATCATCGTCCTATATGTTCTATGCGGCTCGCTACTTCCGCACACGCCTTCGTAACAAGGCTGCTGCATCTTTCAATGCAGAGCAGACTATCTCTTCATCCCCCGAACGTGGGGAGCTGGGCGCTTCGAGACGCTTGTCTCTACTGGCATCGCTGCCATAGTCGTTACACGTTCCTTGATGGGGACAGATACCCTGATTCATACGCTTGCCGTGCTGGCAATTCATGCAGAGCACCTGATAGCCCGGAGGAAAATCCTGACGAAAGAGCACCGTATAGGTTTGATACCCCGCCGATGTCCGTTTTCCGCCTATTTTCCGCCGCTCTTCTGCCCCGTTGTTCTCGACATGATCGAGCGTCAGGAACAGTCGTTCTGTTTCCCCACAGCATGCACACTGCCAACCACCATATGCCTGGAAGGTCGCTTCCTTGATCACCGCACGACGCCAGAACATGTATTCCCGCTCTTGCGCACGTGCCGCGAGAAGTCTTTTTTGCCGATTCTCGTGGGTACGCTGTCTCCGGCATGGCTTGCATGGCGACAGACATTTGCCACGTCGATTGACGTAAAAATCCTTCTCGATGTTCCTGGGATGGCCACATTGTCTGCATACTTTCTTCAAGGCTTCGCTCGGGATTGTCATAGGTACCCCCATAGTTAATTGACATACTATGGTAAGTTTACCCTTAGAGTTCCCCCGATTTCACCCAGTTTTTCACCTGACAATTACTCGTCAGGGCAGCATGTATGTCTACTGCCTATTGACCCCTTTACTAAAAGCCAGGTTGTTATAAAGTATCCGCGCGGCTTCCCGCGTTACTTGCGTTGGCGTGAGTATCGTATTGGCCACAGGCTATGTGCTCCCTAGCCTCGCCGCCTGCGCTCCTCTTTATTTCTCGCCTCAAAAAACTCTTGTAGGCTCATCTGGTCGTAATCCCGCACCGCCACAGCGCCGTTACCCCGCGTCGGCTGAATCGGCGGCGGGGCGTTACTTGTCGCTGGGGCTGGGGGATGTGCTGGCGCGGGCTCTGGGGCTGGAGTCTCGGTTGACACGAGCGATTCGAGACGCCCTATGGCCAGATAGGCCGCTAGACCGTTTAAGTTTTCTAAGGCCATCGCTTCATCAGGATGCGTGGCAAGGCGATAAATGAGTTGATGCTTGTGGGCGGACGCAAGCACCGCCTGACTCACATCATTGTTGAGTCTTACAGGCGTGTTGCGTACCACTTCGTCATAGTCAGAGTGATTCTCACGCATCTGTCTGAGCGCCTGTTCTTCTTGCGTCCTCAGACGTTCCTGTGCCAGCGCCTGGCTTACGTGCCACTGAATATTGGCACTGTTATAAAGACTTTGCGCCCGCACAAAATCGTCATGATTGGCAAAGCCCTCTTCTTGCGGCGGAATAGGCTCCCCACTGGGATAGCGGGGTATGCCCGCTGGTTGCTGCGCTGGCTGCCCTGGCTGGTCAGCGCCATTCTGCGGGGGCTGTCCCCCGTCAAGAGCTCGCCTACGCCAGTATTCCGCTTCTTGCCTGGCCAGGTTGCGTTCGTGCGTGAGGTCACTAAAACGTGCATCAAATGAGCGCTTGCGCCGTGCCTGTGGCGGAGGAGTTTCTTGCGGTTCCTCCCCGTCGCTCTCCGTATCGTCCTCGCCGTCCTGCTCTTCCCCTTCGTCACCCTCTTGGGGAGGAGGAGGCGCCTCTGCGGGAGCCGCTGCCTCACTGTCCCCCTCGTCCGCCACAGGCACCGCTGGCACTGCGGGAGCCGCGCTCGGATCAAGGGGTAACACGTTTGGCCCAACTACCACCGCATTGGCTAAAATATCCTGTGCAGCTTCACTCATGGCCACACTCCATGTGGTGCTCTCTTACGCAGCCAGGGTCGAGCACTCCCTGACGCGAAGGGTTAGGCCGTCTCGATAAGGGGCAATTGTGCGGCTGGCCAGCGATATGGCAACGCCAATTGTCGATTGTGCGTTGCCGCTTCCAGCATGTCTTCATAATGCTGATTGCTTTGTGCCCCTGTCGCCAGGCCATTCATAAAGGCTGTCATCGCCACAACGACCAACTCATCAAGGACCTGATGATGCGCTTTCGCCCCTAAGCGATCTGCCCGCGCTTTCAGCTCGGCATACATCTTTGTGCCGAGAAACGCATCGTACATTTCTGCAATGCGATTGGGCACCACTCCAGCGACTTTGACAGAGCCAATATCTGTTGGAAGCTTGGGGATGCCTTGCTTCGTTTTTGTATTCAACGCATTAATTTTGCCTGCAAGCTCCCCCTGAAACCTTGCCACAAAGTCTGCTGGCTCATTGAGCAGCCACCGCTCTAAAATGGACGAAGGCATAGGCGCCTCGGCTTGGGACTTAAGCAACGCCATCTTGTCGTCCCGTTCCTGAATAAAATAATCCCGTATCTCACTGCCTTTGTCTTCATCAGCCATCATGCCGACATGCTCACAACAGCGCTGCGTCAAAAAGTACTCTTTGCTGTTTGGAGTACCTCTTGAGGATTTATACTCAGTTTTGAGTAAAACTACATAATCTTTATTCTCAATCATTTGAGCATATTCAAGCGCTCTATGTATCCAATCGTTATAGCGCGTTTTGATCCCAAGAAATTTATGGAGGTCTCTTCCATTGATGGTGTCAACGGTTACCTGCATAAGCGTCTGCGGCGTGACGCGAAATAATGCTTTTTTCCCCTGTTGCGCTGAGGCCATTTCTTCTCTACCCTTCTCGGTAGCCATTGTGTACCTCCTGTGTATACGATGGTTAGTGTGCTGGGCGTGTACTATCCATGCTCAGCACATGCTTATCCCTCACTCCCTGATTTCTCTGTCATGCGCTTCAGTTGCGCAAGAATCGCCTGGAGTTCACGCACAATAGCCCGCAAAGCGTCAAGATGCGCATCACTCACCACTGCCACCCTCCGGTGCATGCGCTTCAGCCTGAGCCGCTCTCAGCTCTAAAATATCGCCTTCGTGTTGCGCCCGTATTTTCGCCATCTCCGCTTCATGCCGAAGCAGCATATCTTCACGCTGCAGCCGGAGTTCTTCTTCTTTCATGGCGAGTTCACGACGCTTCAGCTCAAGCTCCGCCATATCGACTTGAATTTCCCCGGCTTTACTCTGCGCCTTCACTTTCAGCTCTCTGTTTTCTGCGTCAAGTTGTTGCGCGTGGGCGTAGAGCGCTTGCAGTTGCATCTGGCCATTCCTGAGTTGCCCTTGCATGGCTGTGATCATGCCCCGCATCTGGCCAGGATTTGGCCCTTCACCGTCTTTGAGCGGCGGAGGAGGCTCACCCTGCATGAGCTTATCGGCAATTTGTTCGCTCCCCGGCCAATCCATCTGTCGCACCATGTCAGAGCCCGCAATATCTAAGAGCTTGGGCCAGCCCTTGGCCAGTTCGATCATGTTCGCTACAGCACTTTCCCGCTTCGTCTGATAGCTTGGACCTGTCGAGAGCACGACGTCATAATCGCCTACTGTCACGTCGTTTAAGACCACACCAATACCGTCTTGTCCGACGCCTTGCGGCTGGTTGAGCTGGGCAGGCTGGGCCTGGCCATCTTCGCCTAAGATTCTCACCACACGGGGCGTGTCATAATACGACGGGAGCCAGCCCATCATCACGCGCCAAGCATGAATGAGCGACACGGCCGCATTCGCGTAGTAGTGATAACTGGCCATGTCGCCCTGCATATCTTCTTGCTGGATACTCTCGCCGCTTCTGGGATTGCCCGCCGTAAGCCTCACAGGCTGGTGTATCCCTGTGACAATTTGCATATAGCCTTGCGCCGTGCCCGCCGCTTCGATAATCCCCGTAGGAGGCTGCGGAAACGGCATGCGAGTAGGCGGCTGCATGGGTGTGCCACGTAAATCATCCACCGCGTTATATTCGAGCGCCACAATATTGGACTGATTCGCTGACTTCCAGTCTTGCTCAAAACCGTCCATAAACCCGGCTGGGCCTACCCATGGCGCACGGGGTTGCAGCGCCAAGAGTTCTGTCTTGGTGGTTTCCCAGTAGTTCAGCATGGTTTGTGGATCTCTGAGCAAGCGAATGAGTCCAAACCGGCGCTTTTTGCCACGTATAAGCACTGTATTGCCGTACACGGGAATGACCGGGATAAACTTGCCCGGAATAATCTTTTCGTCCAGGATATCCACACCCGAGCAGAGATACCACTTAATGACTTTGCGCTGTACGCGCCGCTGCTGGATAAACTGAGGCGTCTCAGGTGTGCGAGGGACCTGAGACGCCCACACGTGCTGCCCTTGTGCGGTCAGGAGCAACACGTCCTCGACGTATTCACAGCGGTAATATTCGGCAATCTGGATACTGTCTTCCGTAATCCACTCCGGGCCTAGCTCCGCTGAACCAATCAGAGAGAGTGTCGAGGCGTCCGCGCCCGGATATTTACGCTCGAACTCTTTACGGGGCACCATCTCAGTGATGGCACACTGAGTAGCGTCAGCGCCGTCCCTGGTCACGCTATGCGGATCAAAATACACACTAAACGTGTTAGGAAGAGCACCAAATTTGATTTCTTGCAGGAAGCTATCCTCAGAGACGTACTCGGTATACAGCCGGTAGTAGCCCCAGCCAATATCGACCGCCGATTCTAGAGCCAGGTCACAGGCGCTTTCGCCGCCACTGGCATACACAATATGGCGACCCAGGCCAGCGATCACTTCAGCAATTTTGGGCTGCGCGCCACTCCCCACGGGATGCACCTGCACGTCTGGCCGGTTCTGGCGATAATCATTCACAATTTGATTGATAAAGCCAGGAATTTCGTTGATCGTCAGACACGGCCGCGGATTATCCCCGGCCTCTCTGGCAGTACGTACTGTTGCTGGCCACTGATCCCCGGCCTTAAAGAGCAAATCTTGCTCGCCCGCGTTCCGGTTCTCGCTTTCGGCATCGGTCACCAGCCGCACGAAGTCACGCACCCCATCAATCACATCGTCTCTGGCTAAATACGCAGTCTCGCCCATTATTCGTGCATCTCAAAAGCTAGACGTACTTCCCGTTCCCGGTCAAGAATCTCTTGGGGAATCATCTCGCCAATCGCCTTAAAGCCCGCCACAATTTGTTTCATGCCCACACAGAGCAAGAACAGATCGCGCCGACTCGCCCCCTTCGTCGGCATCGTCAGCATAAGCGACATGAGCCCGTTTTCTGGCACTTCTGGCGTCCACGCACGCATCGCCAGAATAACATTAGCATAGGCTCCATCGTGTGGGAATAAGCGCTCCTGAATAGCCACGCTAGTCTTTCTTGCCTTTGCCACTAACCGAGCCATAACCACAGCCAATATTTTTGTTGGTATCAAGCTCCGAGCGCCCGATCACGCCACTATCGTAGACGCCAAAGCCCCCCTTGTTGGGTGCTGTCCCCGTAGGCTTCTGGCCGTTATCGCCAATCCGCGTATCATAACCAGGGTCAGGCTTATGACTGTTCCCATTGCTGCGTGGCATTATTTCTTCCCCTTCTTGGCTTTGCACATTAAAACTCTTTGACATAGAGAACTCTTAGCATTACAATCTCGTCCATGGACATATGCAACGATTGCAAAACCGAACTCACCAAAGATAACTGGTACCCAAGTCTACAAAAAATTAATCGCCGTTTGTGCAACCTATGCAGTGTGAAAAGAAACGCTGCCTGGCGCGCCGAAAACCCCTTGGCTGCAAAACTGCACCAACGACACCACTACCAGCGATGGCGCGATAAACACAGAGAAGAGTCCGCACGCTGGAAGAGAAACAACCCGGAACGCGACAAAGAAACTCAAGACAAACACCGCAAAGCACTGCGACAAGCGGTCTTGGCTGCATATGGCTCTTGCTGCGCTTGCTGCGGAGAAACCAGACAAGAGTTTTTGTCTGTAGACCACACGAACGGCGACGGGGCAAAACACCGCAAAGAGCTTAAGAGCCGCGCTATGGCACATCTGTACCGCTATCTCAGGGATCAAGGCTTTCCCAAAGATCGCTTCCGTCTTCTGTGCTATAACTGCAACATGTCCCGTGGCCATTATGGCTACTGTCCCCATGAACACGAGCGCACTACTTCTTTGCCTTCTTCCGATCCTTTTTAAAATCGCTCGGACTGTGAACGGCGCCTGTCTCTAAATTCTTGGCTTCGTTGACTTTCCCGGACGGCGTAAAATGCAAGCGCACTTTTTTGCCACTTTCCGTTGTTTTGACTCTGTAGCGTCCCTTGCCAACAGGCATACGTCACACCCTCCCCATGGAAGCAAGATTACCAGGACAAGCACGATCACCCCGAAAATGCCGCTAGGCGCGTAGTCGTAAATGTGATACCCCCATGTAGGCAGGCCACCGAGCGCCAGCACCAGCAAGACCACGATCAGGATCAGCAGCATTTATTTTTTGGCCTTGTCTTTGGCCTTGCCCACATAGACTTTCTCGCCCTTTTTGGTGAGAACGTGCTTTGTGGTCAAGCCCTCCCGACTCTCCATGTCTTTGACTTCCCGGAGCTTTGCCTTGCTTTTAGCCACAGACACCCCCTAGCCCCACTTATCAGCCATGTAGATATAGACACGCCCACTGGCCAGCGTTGTCAGAGCAAAATCTTGCATCCAGAGACGCTCTATGAGATCAGCAACAGTCGAGTTAGGCCCCGCCGCCACAGCTTCCCAGTACACTTTGCCGTTGGACGCAGTAATCACACAAGCATGCCCAGCCACCGCCGCTGGCGAAACCCACCTGATCCCCTTAACGCGAATCATCGGCATCATACCGTAGCTCTGCTGCTGGAGCGTCTGCTTAATGAGCGATGCTCCGGGCGTGTCGAGGATAAATTGATTTTCAAAAAAGTCATTCGCCATAGTCACGCTTCCACACCGCTACCAGCTCCCCCAGCGAGAGCCGACCGACCAAATACGCTTTGCGAATCTCTGTATCCAGCTCCTGAAACTCATACACATGGTGACTAAACAGCCGCTTTTCGTATGAGTCGCCCTCTTCTTCGTAGCTCGCTTCATTGCTTCGTGGCTCCATCACTCAACTCATACGCAAAGAGAGATTTCTGTATCAGACCATCCACCCGGCGCCAGCCTGTACTTCTTGCCGACGTCTGCGCACCGGAGGTTGCAAGCGTTGCACAGCTCGCTTCTCAATCGCATCCACACGCCCAAGAGCCCCTGCCAGCGTCCGTATCGCATCAGCCGCATGTGATGACCAATCGTGATCGGCTTTCGGCAAAAAGACGCGATTGGCAGCGTCCCACTCGTGATGATAGGAGCGCAGACACCCTATGCCCTTTTCGCACGCCTCACGATCAAACATGAGCCTCGGGAACATGGCACGCACTTGATCAATTCCAGAGATGACTGGCGCCCGCTCGATAATATACACCTCTCCGCGCACCAGGCGGGCAAATACGGCGTCTCGCTCCTCAGCCCGACCTCCGACACCTGCCGCAGAGAAGTCTCGTTGTCGGCCATCGTGAGGCCAAAAATGGGCACTGTACTCATACGGCAAGTTATTCAGGTAATCCGCGTAGTGTTTTGAGGCATACCCGTGGTTCTCGTAGTAGTGGATGAGGCACACCTGGCGCCCCACGAATTGCACGCACCAGAGCGCTGTCATGTCATCGACGCCAATATCCCAGGCCGTGTATACGGGATAGCTCGGATCATAGGGCACGCGAGTAATACGGCGTTCTTGATCGACCTGGCGAAATTCGTTGGCATAGTAGGCGCCAGGAATAGCCGCGTCAAATGAGCAGCGATATTCCTGGTCCACCATATCCTGGCTCATGCCCTCGCGCTTGTCCGCTTCGATATCGGCCTGGGAGACCACAGGGGAGAAGTCTTCGCCCGGCGCGTCACGCTGCGTATCGTCGACCGTGCGCAGATCAGCGTACCACTCTGGGTTATCCTGATTCTCGCTCCAGAGCGTATAGCCATGATTTTTCCCACGCGGGGTATAGCAGAACGCGGCCCACCCGCCATTTTCACGCAGAATAGGCTGAGCAAGCTCCCAGGCTTGGGGATTTTGCAGGGCATATTCTGAGTACACCAGCCCCACGGCATTGCCACCCACCAGCACGTTCATGTTACGGTCAGTGCCGAGGATTTGATACGTACTGCCAGGCTTCGAGCGATCCGCAGGGTTGACAAACGTGATACTCATCTCAGCTTGATTTGGTGGGCTATAAAGCAGGCCAGGGGGAAAGTGATCAAGGTAGCGCCCGCCGGCCCGGTCGATCCCGGTCCAGATGACGCGGCGGCCCTGATTGAGTTGTGGGAAGATGTGGTAGTAGTTGCCGACGCGCCCTAGCATGCGTTCGACGGTGAAATTGAGCAGGGCTTTGTCTTTGCCAGCCCGCCGATGCCACACGAGGAGAAAGCGACGAATGCCAGCATCCCAGGCGTCCCAGATGGGCCACTGGTACGAACGAGGTTCAAAGAGATAGGGCAGGCTTATTTCATTTGTCGCCACGTCTGCGCACCCTCACCACAAGGGGGGCATCAGGATTGCCAGAGAGCACAATGTCAGACGCTTTAAGCTGTGGCTGCACGTATTTTGCCAGGCTATTGGCTGCATGTAAGCGCAACTCATGGGTCAGCGTAACATCAGCGATCACATCAGCCATGTATTTGAACGGATCGGCCCCGATCTCATCCACGTATGCCTGGAGGCGTTCCCGAAAGGGAGCAGTCGCCTTATTACGTGAGCTCTTAGGCCGCGCCATAACCTATGATTCTTCACGTTTCTACACGTTCTTTACTGCCACACAGGAAGCGCGAGCGGTATCGCCCACCACAAGCGCACCGCTGGCGCCAAGATCCCAGAGACATTGTCACCCGCAAAAAAATACGCCATTCCAGGCCGCAAGAAAAGCACAAAATGTATCCTCGCAGTACATACCGCTATTATTACAGACCGTTTAGGTATATGGGGTACAAAATAATAATCGTCCAACACGCGATAAAGCAAAGAGTTAAGAAAAAAAAGTTACTAAAGTTACTAAAAGTTAGTAAAAAGTTATCATTTTTTCGCTTGACACGACAGCCACAACATATTGATAGTAAGGCGATTATTCTATCCCACTATAAAAAGTTACTAAAGTTACTTCTACTTCCATAAAACCCCCCCCTACAATACACACACGCGAACTTATGGATATTCTAGTAACATTAGTAACTTTTTTATATACGTACCTATAAATATATGAATTTATTATAGTTATATAAGTTACTACTTTTTTTTACAAGTAAAAAAACAATAACTTTTTAGTAACTTTAGTAACTTTTATGGGTTAATGTATTGATATATAAGAGAAATAATTTGTTCCCCAGGTACACATATGAGCAGGTATAAAAACGCAGCACGCGAGCCCGATGCAGTCCCTCACCTGGAGAACTGTCTTTTTTGTTGACGAGGGGTCATGCATAATAGCCATTGTGGCTAGAATAGCTATTGTGGTCACTCCAAAACTTTTTTCTCTCCCCCTCAAAATAACTCTTGCGATCCGATCATAAATTCACTATAATATAGATAGTGAATGAAACAACACCCCTGGCAAGTGGAGACGAAGCGATGAAGATGGGCCATGTAACGGGCGAGAAGATGGAGAAGGCTGGCAGCCAAGACTGGTATAACGAGTATGCCGAGCAGTGGCTAGCCCAGATTGAGCAGGGATGGCAAGCCCCCACAGTTGCGCAGGCCGAGCAGCCAGCCGCCCAGGCGGAACCCCTGTGTGGTATTACAGTTGAGTTCGAAATTGCGGGTCAGAAGGCGTGGGCGAAAGGCCAGGGCCAGACACCGGACGAAGCCACAACGAACATGCAAGCGACCATGGCGAGAGCCATCATTGCTCTGGAAACTCCACAGCCAGCGCAAGGGCCCAACTACTACGAGAAGTTAGGGCGCCTGATCACCTGTGGGTACGAGAAGGCGAAGGGCGACGCGAAGCTCACAGAACGCTTTAGCAAAGCGATTCAGCTTGTCGTAGGCGGACACGTAAGCCAGGGGATGACGAGCGACCAGATTTTTTACGTGGGGAGCCAGCAAGCCGATACGACCACGCAGTATTACGTAAACGGTCAGACCTACACGTGTACCTGTGCTGACGCCCAGCGGCACCAAGACGAGACGGGCTATCTGTGCAAGCACGCGCTAGCCGTGAAGCTTACCCAGAAGTTAGCGCACTCAAGCAAGTAGCGAGGAGAGGCGGGGGAATCCCCGCCTTGTACCAGAGAGGAGCCACTCCTGTGCCAATACCGACGTATACCCTGATGACAGGACTGAAACAAGCTCGCAAAGCGGCGGGTTACACGCAGACGGAATTAGGCCGGCACCTGGGCGTCTGTCTGGGTGCCGTATCGAGCTGGGAAACGGGCAGGAACCTGCCCTCGATCCCGACGCTTTTTGCCATGGCTGATTTGCTAGGCGTAGCGCCTACGGACCTGATGCCATCACTGGCGCATCGTCTAGGCGCGCTCGAGGCCGCCCTGGGCGGAAGCGAGGTAGAGTCATGACAGGCTGCACATGTTCACGCTTTACGCCGCACTATTGCCCGCAGTGTCAAGCGCTGGCAGCGAGGGCAGGGCTCATCCTGCCCCAGGCCCCAGGGGCACGCCAGCAGCCAGCAGACGAGAGCGAAGCCGCGCTGGAAAGCACACTCAGAACCTATCTTGCGAACACCGGCTACTTAGCCTATCACACGCATAATTCCAAGCGTTCAGCACCGGGGTTTCCAGACTGGGCGGTGATACGCCCGGACGGCGGACCCCTCTTTCTGTGGGAGCTTAAGAGCCAGAGCCAGAGCGCCCAGCCGAGCCCGGCGCAGCGGCGCTGGTTAGAGGCGCTGGCCAAGGCCACGAGTGTTAGCGTCGGGCTGTACCGTCCTTCCGACTGGCCTAGTATGCAACGGCTACTAGAAAGGGCTTAGGGGACAATCCTAAGCCTTTGCACAGGGCATGGATAATTTCGGTATTCATCGGCGTCCCACTCGCCTGAGACCGCGCCCGGATGACTGCTGCCAGTTCTGGTGGCAGCTTCATTGTAAATTGGACATAGGTACTTGCAATGGTCTTTGGACGTGCCATAATGCCCCCTCAGTACACAAGGATAAAACAGGTTATTTCCTTATGAATAACTATACCATGAACGTTCTCACCAGGAAAGGCACGCCATGTATGCAGGCATAACGCCCGCCGCATACGCGGCACTCCCCTCTGATCTCACCAGCCTTGACCAGTGGGTGCTGTGGCGTGGGCGCCTCGACCAGCTCTCAGACGGCACCACGCGGTACAACAAGATTCCCATTGATCCGCAAAGTCTCTTGAACGCTGATACGACTAATCCGCTCACCTGGAGCGACCCGGAAACGGCCTACGCAGCGCTTCCTACAGCCCTGGAAGAGTGGGAAGGCCAGCCAGGCTACTGTGGCGGAGGCATAGGGTTTGTCTTTACGGCTCGCGATCCCTACGTAGGCATAGACTTCGATCACTGTATAGACGCAAGTGGAGCGCTTGCCCCGCACATGCAGGAGTGGGTAGAGCGCCTGGCAAGCTATACGGAGGTAACGCCGTCTGGCACGGGATTGCACGTGATTGTGCGGGGCACCCTGCCCAAGGAGCACCGCAAGAAAAGCGGGATAGAGCTATACGATACGGGCAGATTTTTTACGATGACGGGCGAGCACTACGCTGGCACGCCCCTGACAATTACGCAGGAACAGGGGGCTCTTGACGCCCTGTGGTGTTCTCTCTTTGGTGCGCAGGCAGGCCAGGCGGTGTGGTTACTCGACGAGAGCCAGGCTATTACAAATCCGCATCCCTACGCCATTACGCACACCCAGCCAGACACGCACGGCACCCCCTACGCCTTCTTTCAGGAGACCACAACGGGTTGGCCCCTCGTGCGCTGCGAAGTCGCCACCCAGGCACCCGCCACAACCACCCCTGCCATGACCGACACCGAAGTCCTCACCCGCGCCATGCACGCCTCGAACGGCGCCAAAGTAAAAAAACTCTATAACGGCAACTGGCAGCAGGACTACCCGAGCCAATCGGAGGCGGACTTAGCGCTGTGTATCCTGTTTGCGTTTTGGACCAGAGACGAGGAGCAGCTTGCACGCCTCATGGAGTCAAGCGCCCTCACTGACCGCGCCAAGTGGACAAGGCGCGACGGGAGTGGAACCTACGGCAGCCGCACGATTGGACAAGCCCTAGCCAGACAGCAAGTCTTTTATACGGGCATGCCATCGCCCCAGCCCGCCGCGCCTCTCACGCCTCTCACGCCTCTCACGCCTCTCACGCCTCTCACGCCTCTCACGCCTCTCACGCCTCTCACGCCTCTCGCCCCTGTGGCTATAAACGGCACGACACCGCAACCACAGCAGACACCCCCTACGCCTCCGCCAGCGCAACCCAGCCAGCGCAGCAGCCAGCCACCGCCTACGCCCCTGGGTGACGTGTATAACGCCGAATGGCTGATCGCCCGCTACGGCCATGACATCAGGTATTGCCCACCCTGGAAAACGTGGCTCACCTGGCAAGGGACGCACTGGCAAAGAGACGTGGGGGAAAAATCAGGGGGGGCAGCGCTGCAGCACATGGCCAGAGAGACGCTCAAACACTTAGGCCATCAGGCCATAGACGACGACAACAAAGCGCTCATGAAACACTACGTAAAGAGCATGAACGCTGGTCCGCTGGCCGCGATGGTGGCGCAAGCTGCTACCATGTTTCCCACGCAAGCCACTCCAGAGCAATTTGACGCCCAGAAGATGCTTCTCAACTGCACGAATGGCACGCTTGATTTAACCACAGGTGCGCTCCGGCCCCACGTCAGGAGTGAGTACCTCGCCCGGTGCCTGTCTGTGGCCTACGACGCGGACGCGACATGTCCGACGTGGGACAGTTTTCTTGATCGCATCATGGCAAACAATCATCGCCTCACCCAGTTTTTACAGAAAGCGGCGGGGTATAGTCTCACGGGCGACACGAGTGAAGAATGTCTGTTTCTCCTCTATGGTGAAGGCAGAAACGGCAAGAGCAAATTCTTGCAGGCACTCCAGGCCATGCTTGGCCCCTACGCCAAGACGGCCAGTATGTACAGCTTTCTGCACAAAGAGAAAGAGGGAGTTAGAAACGATCTGGCTGATCTTTTTGGGGCACGCCTCGTGTGCGCCAGTGAGACGAGCGAACACACAAAGCTTGCAAGTGGGCTCGTGAAGCAACTCACCGGCAACGATCCCGTCAAAGCCAGGTTCCTGTTTCAAGAGTTTTTTGAGTATATGCCCAGCTTCAAGCTCTTTTTAGCGTTTAATAGCAAGCCAGCTATAACCGCGAGTGACCAGGCCATTTGGGCCAGAGTGCATCTCATCCCGTTTACCGTGCGTATCCCAGACGACGAGCAAGATAAGCACTTAGCCGATAAACTCCAGCAGGAACTCTCCGGCATTCTTGCCTGGTGCGTCAGAGGGTGTCTCCTGTGGCAACAGGAGGGGCTCACCCCACCCCCTGAAGTACAACTGGCCACGCAGGAATACCGCGACGAAAACGATAGCGTGCAGCGCTTCCTCACCGAGTGTTGCGTGACGAACCCAGGAGGGACCACACCCCAGGTAGCCTTTAGCGATCTCTACGACGCCTATAAACGCTGGTGTGAGCAGGGCTCTGAAGGCTTCTTAAGTAAAATTGCGCTGGGCAAAACCATGACTCAGAAAGGCTTTACTGAATACCGCAGTACGACGCATCACAACAAACAGTTTCGCCAGGGGCTTGGTCTCATCGTTCCCTGATTTTATTCTTGCAGGTTTTTACCTGATAGAATACAATATCTCAACTGCGCATGATGGCCATGCAGCAGGCACAACCAGTCAGGCGCCAACCTGGCATTCAATGACAACCAGGGACAAGGAACACACACATGCCGTACATGCCCGATTCCAAAGATCCGTTTTATGGTGGCGAGAAAACCCCTTCTCTCTCCTGGAAATCCCTCCCCGTTGGGACAATCTTCACCGTTAAAATCTTAGAGCCTGCCAAAGCCCTTCAGTCAACGAACTTTGAAACAGGAGAAATGGCCTACTGGGATAAAGAGCACACGCGGCCCATTATGGCCGCAGTCTTAAACGTGCTTGTCCTCCATGGTCCGCATAGTGTCGGAGAAAAGCGCAGCATCTGGGCGACTATCCCGAGCAATCTCTTTGCGGCTCTTAAGCAAGCGCAAGTAGACGCGGACGCACCCTTTATGGCGGAGGGGATTTTGCACCTCAAATTTGTGGGCGAAACGCCACACCAAAATCCGCGCTTTAACGCGATCAAGCAATACGCTGCGAAATACGAGCCACCCGCCCAGGCCACACAGACAGACCCTTTTGCCACGCCCCCACCCGTGGCTGCTGGCACGCCCCCCGCTCCGCAACCTGGCATGCAAACGTGGCAAGGGGCACCGCGCCCCCAGGCTCCGAGCACCTCGAACGTTCCCAACTTCTAGGAGATAACGCGCATGAAGGCCCGACGCCTGAAGCCCCAGACTGATGCCTATGTCCGCCTCGATCTGGGGCATGGGTGTCTGCTCATTCTGCTCTTTGACGAGTATAAACGGGCACTGTGGCGCGGCAAGATGGAGAAACGCGCTGCCCGCCGTGCCCTCGCTTCCCAACGCACCATGGCCAGAGCGGAGGCGTTCGGCCTCCGCTGGCTGGAGGAAAGACCCTGATGTCTACACTTATTGCACCCCCAAGTGCCCCCATGCTCGCTATGCCTGTGACCAGTAACGCTGAGCGTATCCAGGCAACTCTCGCAGCCGAAGGCAGACCCGAGCCCGACGATATCCCCGAACCGGAAACACCCCCTGAAACGCTCCAGGACGGTCCAGGAGACACGACAGACTCGACAGGCCCCACCACACCCCCAGGCAGCACGTTTGCCGAGCATGAGGCGCTTCTGAAGGGCTTCTGTGACTATCTGCAAAAGCGCATCACCACTGCTGCTATCGATCAATACAAGGATGGCGCTAAAGCCGTCGATGATCTCTGCAGCTACATGAAGGGCTGGGCTGATATGCTGCTGGCGAAGATGCCGGACGCGACCCGGCAACTTGGCGAGACGTTTGATAAGCTTGCCCAGCACGGCCTGAAGCTCCAGCATGATCCCTATACTGCCACAGTCCAGACCGTGAGCCCGGAGGGCTTTCCGGTGTCGATTACGTTAGCCAAACAAGACACTGGGGCACTTATCTCTGCGCTGCCCATCCTCACGGCCTGGTTGCGCGAGCATGGCTACACGCCTATGCCCTAAACACTGTAAGCACGGGGAAGGATGCATCCTTCCCCGAAAGGCACGCATGCACACTGTCACGCATACCCCAGGATGCTATACTGCACAAACTTTGATTCTCGTTATACAGCTAGTATTCACGCGGCGCTATCCCAACTACTGCCGCACGTGCGATGGGTGGGGCACGCTGCCCGAGTTGTACGACCCATCACCAGACGGCGTGAGCCTCAGCCCTGGATTTTGTGTTATGCACGCCCCATGCTACGCCTGTGAAGGAAGCTGCGGTATCCCAACCTGTAGCCTGTGTGGCCAGATTATGAGCAGTGAGAGATATCGGCTGTGTACGTGCCCCCTGAATATGGGCTATCCCGTAACGCCCCCCTGTGAGTGCTGGGAAGAAGAACTATGACACTGCCCTACGACCCGATGGATCATGTCTATGATGAGCTGCTCTTAAGTGACACGTTTCACAAGCCCTGGCACCAGTGGAGCGACGAAGAAAAAACCCGCTACCGCGCCTATCTCTACCGGCATGATCGCTTAACACTGGAGAGAAGCGTGTGGGGCAAGCCTGAATGCCAGGGGAGACTTGCACACCTGTGGACATGGCTGAAAGCCTGGAGACGTAGGTGACTATGCCTGACACCTGAGCTTGCAATAAATATGTAACCTTTTTTGCTTGCACCTGAGATCTAGGTAGGCTACACTGAGAGGCAGGATACATGAACTGGTGAGAGGGAAAACGCGGCTAACACGGCCCCTCTCACCATAGCAGAAATCCCTGGAAAAGGATTTTGCGATGAGTAGTATACCACATCTGGCGTATGATTCCCCCTGCTCCGCTATTCCCCTTGAAGATATTCAGAAAGCCCTGACCCAGGCCAGGCGCCTGGCACGGCACCAGTGGCGACACGATCAGCATAGTGTGGACCTCGCCGAGTACGAAGACGTTGCCGCCGAAGCGCTTAGCCGCTGCCTGGAGCGCTTCGAGCCCTCCAAGGCCCGTTTCACACCTACTGTGCGCACCGCATACGCGGCGCCCTGCTCGACGCCAAAGCCGCCTATCTGCGCTGGCGTACCCTGCCACCGTCCACTCCTGTAGGCGTACAAGCCGACCGTGAACTCCTCCCCTGGCTGGCCACGGTATCCCCCTGGTTGCACCGCTACGCGACCCTCGCGCTTGATGGCTACACCCAACGCGACATTGCTGCTCATCTGGGCATTACAGAGAGTGCCGTCTCAAAGCGCCTCGCCTGGTGGAGAGCCAGGCTGTCTGGGGCAACACCTGTGCAGGGCACAAAGGGGCAGGGATAATGCGAAAACTCCCGGAAAATGAGTGGAAATTATTTCACGGTGATTGTGTCTATGTTATCCAGATGGAGGGTCATCCCTGGCTCAAAATCGGCTATACCAGGTCCGTCCTTGATCGGATATCTGGTATGCAGGTCTCATGTCCGCTCCCGCTTACCCTCCTCAAAGTCTATGCCTGTGGTGACGGTCATAGACTTGAACAGCATCTTCACCGTTTACTGGCCAAGGACCGCCGGCGCGGTGAGTGGTTTGAGACCACCGTTGAGGCGATTGACGCCGCCTTTGCGACTGTGGCAGGACATGAGGGTGATGTTACTTTTGGCCTTCTTCCCCAGACTATAGCACGACTCAAGGAACGCCAGGCACAACTCGAGGAGAAGAGACAAAAACGCCAGGCACAACTCGAGGAGAAGAGACAACTTAGCCTCAAAATGGACCTTGATCGTTACTGGGGCTCACAACCATCTATCTCCTGGCGTGAACGACGCGCGGCTTGGTTTGCATGGGGTAGACATCTGCTCTTTCGTGCAGGTCTTTTACCTATCCCTCATAAGTACTAAAAGAATTAAGGGAAAAACTGGCGCGGTAGGAGTATCTCTGCGAGATACTCAGAAAAAAGGTTAAGGCACGATGGCTATTCTCCACGTATCCCGCACTGTGCATACGAGCAGTAGCCGCAAAGCCGGAAACGCGCAAGCGCGGATTGTCTATATCACGAGGCAAGACGAGCGGACGTATGACCCGAGCACGCGGCAACTGCGCTACATCGCTGGCGACCGCGAGGACCTCGTATACACGAACCAGCGTAATTTTCCGCAGTGGGCCAGAGATAATCCACACGTCTTTTTTAGCGCGGCAGAAACCTACGAGGGAGGGAAGCAGGCCACACACAAAAACGGTAAGCGCATCATGTGGGAAGAATGGAAGGTTACATTGCCACGGGAATTAACACACGGCGAAAACCTAAAGTTGACGAGGGACATCATAGACGCGATGTGTGGCAAAAACATTCCTGTGGTCTACGCCCTCCATGATCCGCTCGCAAGTGATCAAGGTCAGCAGCCACACCTGCACATAATGCTCTCAAGCAGGAAGACAGACGGTATTAATCGTTTACCCTCGCAGCATTTTAAGCGCTGGAATGCCAGCGATCGAAGCAAGGGAGGTGCGCAGAAATCTGAACTGTACGCCCACAAGGGCATGGTCAAAGCCTGGAGAGTCATGCTCTCCGATATCACCAATCTGCACTTGGAGGCAACGGGCAAGCAAGAGCGAGTCTCACCAGAAACCCTGCAAAGCCAGGGGATCAAGCGAGCCCCAGAACCCAAGATAGGCACAAATGGAGGACAAAGAGTCAAGCAGGCTGTGGCTTCCATTCGTGCTCGACGCGATCGCCAGAAAGAATTGCTTGCCGCGCAGACCTACTGGAATAGTCGCAAGGCGCAGCTAGGCATTACGTCAACTATGACACAGCATGAGAAGCTTCAAGCTATCTACGCAGCGAGAAAGGCGCTGCTCACGCAAACACCACAGACACTCCAGGCCGCAGCTATGACGCTTAGGATGGCCGAGCGTCACGCTGCCTACGAGGAACACTTGCAAAGGCGTCAGGAGGAACGCCGCAGCGAGACCACGCACAAGAAGTATTGGAGTGACCTTGCAGCCAGGAAGAAGGGCCTAACACCAGAAGGCCGCATATTTGACCAGAGCAGAGGGAGATAACCATATGGAACAGATCGACTTCTTGGACACCCAGGAATCCTTACCCTTAAAAGAGCGCATCGAGGAAACCGCAAAGCAGATTATCGAGGACCTCCACGACGAACACGGCATCCCCTCCGCCGGCTACCTGAAACTGTTACGCGATATTGCTGGACGCAGGCAGAGCCAGAACCAGGAACAGAGTAGAGGGCACTCCCGTGGCTTCTGATCCCTTCACACTAGAACAGGACAGCGCAGGACAAGCGAAAGAGTTAGCCCTGCTCAAAGGCATTGTGAAGCGTCAAGAGCTGCAACTTGCGGCCATGGAAGATTTAAAAGAGACACTCACTGTCGATATTGCCGGGGTGCTGATCCGCCTTGACCAACGCCCCGAGCTTGACGTAGACGACCTGAAGCGGCGCATGGATGAAGCAATAGATAGCGTTGACAGAGTCACCAGGCAGCGTATCCCCAGGCTTGTATCACGTCGCTGGTATGTCGCCTGGCTATGGCTTATGACTGGCCTACTGCTGGGGATTATGGGCTATCACGCCGCCACACAGACGGCACTAGGGAAGCAGGCTTTAGCGCTGATACTTCCACACGCGCAACCACTGACTCCCAGGAAGGGAAAGTAGATGCAGAATGCCACATGGGCAGGACCGCTCTCACTTATCCATCATGGTCTCATGAGCCACAGAGGCGTGATCTTAGGCCGCGCCTATCACCGTGTGCTGCGTGATAACGGAGACGCACACTTGCTGTGTGTGGCAGAAACAGGCTCCGGCAAGACTTCGAGCTTTGTACTGCCGAACCTGCTCTATGGGTGGGACGGCTCCTGTGTGGCGTTTGATCCCAAGGGCGAACTCTACGAGAAATCAGGCTCGCACCGTGCTCTGTGGTCACGAGTTGTCCACCTTGACCCGTGCGCCATGAACTCAGACGCATTTAACCCCTTAAGTGCGATTAGACGCGGTACTGAATACGAAGTGCGCGATAGCCAGCTTGTAGGGGAAATGCTGGCGGACCCAGGCGCCAAAGGCGCAGATCAGATGAGTGACACGGGCTCTCACTTTACCGAGCTTGCCAGCGAGGGCATCGGCGGACTAGTGCTCTACGGGCTTTATACCCAGCTAGCAACCACACTCCCCGCTCTCAACTGGCTGACGGTGAATGAGAAATGGGCTGACCTGCTTCAAGCCATGGGGAGATATCCCCATCCGGCCATTAGGCGGGCAGGCGCTATCTTGAAAGGCATCAAAGGCGAAGGAGAAGCATCAGGCATCTTTTCAAGTCTCACAAAGACACTGCGCATTTACACTGATCCCATGTTAGCGAGATGTGCAAGCAGGAACTCTTTTACCTGGCGCGACTTAAGAGAACGCGCCAGACCCATGACGTTGTATATAACCGTGCCGTTTAGCGATAGAGAACGCCTCAGGCCATGGGCACGGCTTATTCTGCGCCAACTCTTAGATTACGTGGGGCGCCAGTTAGAGGACTGGGAACATCCACTACTGGGGATGCTTGACGAATTTCACAGCCTGGGGCACATGCGAGCCCTAGCCAATGCCGTGCTGGAAGTGCGAGGCTACGGTTTTAGACTCGTCCTCATTACTCCGAGTATCAAGAAATTAGAGGAGCTATACGGGAAAAATCACACGTTCTTTGAAGCGTCACACACAAAGTTAGCGATGGGTATTAGAGACCCTGACATCGCCCGCGAAGTGTCGTCCTGGATAGGAGAAAGAACCCGCTACCATGGCACCGGACCCCACAGGATACCCCGGAGAGAGCCCCTGTGGAGCCCTACAGCAGTCACCAACATGCACCCGCGCCGTATGGTCATTGTGTCTGGCAGGACACGGACCCTCGCCACGCAGGTGTATTACAAAACTTACGCAGTATAGCAGGAGAAAGTATGTTCGACCTGAGTTTTCTTACGAGTGTTGGCAGTGCCCTGGCTGGCACCGGAACCGAAGCAGACGGCGCGATGAGTCGTAGTATGGGCCTGATGGTCGGCTTAGGCGTTATGGGCATTGGCGGCAGCATTGTTTTTGCCGGGATTAAGCACGCCCACAACAGCGAGCATATTACGGCCACAACCGCAACTGCAATTGGCACTGGCGCCACGATGGTGGCAGGTGGGGCAGGGCTTGCCGCCTATCTCACTGGACACGCCATGGGCGCCACGGGGGCGAACGCCGCAGTGTCTGTTGTTGGCGCAGCACTGAGTGAACTCTTGAACCCGATTGGCCCTCTCTCCGTCATGCTTCTCTATCGCTACTACCGCGTGCGGCAGTCGCTGAGTAGCCATGCCGCGCGCTAGGACCCAAACAGGGAGCGTCTTGCCTGGCTGGCAGGCGCCCTGCTACCAGGCCACAAGTGGACCCATCATCATGGGTGGGGTACCGCAGATGCTCTTTTTTGGGCTGATTGGCGCGAGCGCACTGGGAGGCATGCTCTACCCGCGAATCCTGTGGGTGACAGGGAGCATATATCTGGCATCAGTGATTGGCACGATGTGGGAACCCAACTGGTATCCCATGCTGAAAGAATATCTGGGATATGGGAGCGTGTACGAAGCATGAATTTACACCGTCTACTGAGATGGGACATTGCCGAATGCCCCGCAGCCCTCCGCTTGAAAAACGGCTCTCTCATGACCTGTTTGCGCGTGGTAGGGCATGACTTGCATAGCGCCCTTGGTGAAGTATTGGTGGCGCAGGCAGACCAACTCAATAGCATCTTGAGGCGCCTAGAAGGCTCGTGGATGCTGCAGAGCGAATCGAGACGGCAGGAAGTCAGCGACTACCCAGCAAATCCCCACACAAACCCCCTGACACGCCTGATAGACGACGAACGCCGAGAAACATATACCACACCAGGGAAGCATTGGGAGACCGTTTCCACCCTCACGCTGACGTGGAAAGGCGCCCATAAGCAGAGTGGGAGCTGGAAACAGTTTATCTATAAGAACCTGCCCAAGAGCTCCGGCGCCGACGTTCCCAGGTTTCTTGAAGAAGTCGAACGCTTACATGGGCTCTTAGGCGAGTGGGTTGAATCACTTACGATGCTAGAGGGAGAGGAAACCCTCCGCTATCTGCACAGTACGATAAGCATGAAAGATCACCCTGTCAGCATGCCGGACATCCCAGCCTACCTCGATCAATACCTGACCGACATGGATGTAACGAGGGTCTATCTGCCGCCTTCACTGGTGCGCTGGCCGAAGCTTGGTGAGTATTTCATCCGCTGCGTTGGCGTCAAGCGCTATCCCCGTGCGTCCCATCCTGGCGTGTTTGAAATTTTGGATGAGTTGACCATCCCGTACAGAGCCTGCATACGCTGGCTTCCCCTAGCCAGTGGGCAAGCGATTAGTGAAACCCGCAAAGCGGCTGGCGCCTACTGGAGTAACAAAGAAGAAGGCACCCGCATTAATAAAGCTGCCCTGTCGCTTTTCGAACAGGCTGCAACGTTTCAACAATCCCTGGAAGAGCATGATGTCTCAGCCGGACGCAATACCCAGACTGTGGTTGTGTGGGGTGAAACGTTCGAGGAGGCGACCGACCGCGCCCGCCTGATCGAGCGAACGCTTAACAGTGCTGGTTGTGTGGCCAAGTTAGAAACTGTCAATACCATGTCAGCATTTCTAGGCACTCTGCCAGGCGAGCATCAGCGCAATACGCGCAAACAACTCCAGCATACCCGCAACTTAAGCCACATGGGACCGTGGCATAGCCAGAGCCGAGGGACACGCTTTAACCTGCACCTGAAGGGCTTCCCCCTCATGCAAGTAACGGCAAGAGGTGCGACGCCCTACGGCTTTGATACCTACAGCGATGATGTCGGGCACTTCTTTGTCATAGGGCCCAATGGGTCTGGTAAATCGTTTTTGCTCATGAGTATGGCGCTTGCCTGGCTTCAGTACGAGGGGGCCAACGTGCGTATCTTTGATAAAGACAAGTCGGCCATGGTTGGAACGTACAGTGTAGGAGGTAAATGGTTTGACTTAGGCGAAGAGATAGAAAAGACCAACCTGACCTCCAAGCATATGGACTCCCCAGGCTTTACCCCGTGGGGGACCCTGTGGGAACCACCACAGGGGCACTGGCTGTGCTTTGAAACCAACAGCTTGTTTGACACGCCGGAGATGGTTCCAAGGATACTCGAACCCCTTATACGCAGTATCAAAGGCGCTTTGCACGGTCAACCGACAATGATCTTGCTCGATGAAGGCTGGCGCTATCTCCGTGACAGCTTTTTCGAGGGAAAAATTGAAGATTTCTTTTTGACCCTCAGAAAAGCCAACGGCATGGTGGGCTTTGCCACCCAAAACCCCGTACATCTCACGCAAAGCACGATTGGTATGAGCATCTATCAGCAGTGCGCGACCCAGATATTTTTGGCGGACCCGAAAGCCACAAGTCCCGGTTTGGCGCCACACTACGAGACACTTGGCTGTAACGAACGGCAGAGAGAGATTATCGCCTCACTCGCTGCGAAGAGACAATACTACGTCGTGAAAGGAGACGACTGCGCAGTCATAGATCTGGAAGCTGGACCGATACAAAGAGCCATAGCCGGAAGCTCAAGAAAGACGGACTTAGCAAAAGCTTCAGAACTCTACGAGAAAGACCCCGAACGCTTCGGCTATGAATGGTTGATGCATAAGAACCTTCCTGACGCCGTACTGCGGCTAGAGGAGCTATCGTGGAAAAGCAGAGAAGAAACAGAATAATGGGAATAGTCATTGGCGCAATCATAGGATTTGGGATTGTAGCGCTGTTCATGCTTATGACTGGCTGCGCAGACCCGAGCTATCTCTTGCAACGTGCCATGTTGAACGCGGATTGTCGCCCTGGCCATCTGCAACCTGATGGTCAATGTACCCCACTGACGAAGTAGGAGAGAAAGATGAAGAGAGCCGTTACAGCAGTAGCGCTCCTGTGGCTATCAGCCGCACCAAGCTACGCACAGTACCCTGTGACCGATGGCGCCGCACTGACGCAGCGTTTGGCCATCTGGGGGCAAGAAGCGATCAGATGGGGTGACAGCCTGGCGCAGCAAAAACAGATTATTACGGACCAACTCACGATGGTTACGCAGGGGGCCAAGCAACTCTTAGCAACGCCAATGGATATTGCCGGACAAATCAATGGTCTCATGACCACGTACAACAGCGCCCTGGCCGATGTGAAAGGGATTAGCTACACCATCGACAGCGCCAAACAAGAGTGGGAGAGTCTCTATGGAGCAACGACGAGCGGGGCGAGTCTACCAGCCAAAGCGGCGGCAATTGCGCAGGCAATACAGCAAGCAAGTAGTCAGGCGAACCAAGCTGAGGCGATCTATGCCCGCCTCTGTGCCGATACGGCACAGATACAAAACCTACTGGCAGCGAGTAAAGCCGCACCGGGTAGCCTTGCTGCCCTGCAAGTACAGACGCAGGTAAACGCCCTCTTAGCTGGCCAGATGCAAACGCTCACGCAAATCGAAATGACTGAAGCCAGAGCCCACATAATGCAGATTGCTGACGACGCCCGTACGACCGAACAGAGCGTAAAAAATAGTCAGAACTGGATTTCCGGCTTTACTGATCCAAGCCTTACCCCGGTGCCGTTTGGGCAGGGCAAGGGCAACCTGTTACCACAGTAGGAGACATCATGTACCGCCGTAACCGTCGCCAGATGCGTTTTGCCAGAAACCTCATGCTAGGTCGTATCCTCGCCAAGATGCGGTTCTTGTGTATGGGCCTCGCTCTCATGTCGATGGTCAGCCTCACCCTCACTGGGAATCTCACCAGCGCTATCGTGATGGCCATAAGCCTCTACGTCGTGAGTAAGCTGTTCAACTATGGCCTGTACCTGCTCACAGGAGAAAGCGACTAATGCCATTTACCGCGATACTCAACGCCTTTATTGGGAGGTTTATTGATGCCACAGAGCTCCTTACCCCTGTGGCCTTGGGGCTCCTCACGTTCTTTCTGGCTATCGAGTTTATCCTGATTGGAATTTACTACGCGATGCACCAGGAAATCGACGTGAAGCCACTTATCTCCAAGGTGATCGCAACCAATGTGCTCATGTGGGTGATTCTCAATTGGGCATGGCTTACCAAGCAACTGGTAAATATCTGGGTAGCGTGGGGGCTCCGGAGTAGCCAGGGCGTCATGCTCGTGAGGGACTTTACCGACCCCGACAATATCGCCAAGTTTGGCTTTGCGGCGACGGGCGTTATTTTTCAGCACTTAAGCCAGTATAGCGGGTGGGAACAGCTCAAGAATCTGTTGGAAGTATGGCTCTCAGGAGGCGTAGCCCTGCTGGTCATTCTGTTTTACTTCACGCTGGCCGCGTGGGCTATGGTGAGCCTCTTAGAGTTTTATATGGGCGCCGCCGCGACCACGATCTTGCTGCCTCTGGGCGTGTCAGGGCTGTTCTCGTTTGTGCCCGAGCGGGCCATAGGCCACATGATTTGTGGAGGCGTGAGACTCTTTACGCTGGCGCTTATTCTCGCCATTGCCTTGCTTTTCATGATTGAGCTGCAACTCAAAGCGCCAACGAATATCTCTATCCCCCTCATAGGCCCAAACTTCGTGCAAGCCCTCTACAGCCTGGGAGGGGCGATTGCCCTTGGTGCTCTGTGCTGGAGGGCTGGAGCGTTTAGCGCCGGCCTGATGGGAGGCTACTCTTGGATGGCGCCCCGCGACATGACGCAGCACGTGCAAAACCTTATTACTCACGCCACAAAGTTAGGGAACGCGCTTGATGCCATGAACGAGAAGTTAGGCATGGGAGCCACACCGGGGAGAAGGATATGAACACGTCAGAGCATGACATCGAAATTGCAGCAACGATCCGTGATAACGAACTCGAAAGCTCTAAAACGACCATCCGTAAACAGACCTATACCCAGTGGGGGCTAACAGCCCTCCTGGCAATAGCGACCATAGGCAATATCTATCAGGGCACGCAACACCGCTGGATTATTCGCTACGTCGAAGTTGACAAAGCCAGCATGCAAGCCCGTGTCATTGACCCCGCCGCCGAGCGTTACGAGCCCTCGCAGGCAATTGTGAAAAGCGTCCTGAGTAGCTACGTGAGAACACTCCGCTACGCCTCAGAAGATCGTCAGGCGATGGACGACGACTTAAACGTCTTAAGGATATGCTCGACGCCTGCGGCCAGGCAGCGTATCCGCACCTATGAAACCACGCCTGATGCCCCTAAGCAACAGAGATTCCCGAGGGAAGTGCAAATTATCAGCAAACTCGCGTTAGGCGCGCGCAGTTATACCATGCGCTGGCAGGAGTGGAAATACGGCCAGGATAAACGGCAAGATGGACCACCCACGTTTTATAGTGCCCGCCTGACGTTTGAGCGAAGAGACCCCAAAACCGAACAAGAGCTGACCAACTGTCCCACGGGCATTTTTCTGGACGAATGGACACTAGGAAAGGATCAGTAACATGGCATCCCCCGAAGCAGCACCACGGCTTGCGTGGGAAATTGTGATTCCAGCAGGATTGCTTGTACTCGCCTTGATTTACGGTATCTACTGGTACGTGACTACAGTAGGCACCGCCCTCATGACGCCCCCCAAGAGTGACGACAAGACGACAGTAACTTCAACTGTGGATGACGTGAAACCACGCGACTGGACAAGACACGGCAGCGTAGAGGAGCCAGCACAGACGACGCCAGAGATACCGAGAGGGCAAATTGTCAGCCAGGGGGTAGGGGCGGCAACGCCACCCCCTGAACCTGTCCTACTGTTGGTTGCACAACAACTCCAGGCTAACACAAAAGTCACCGAGACACAAACCGGCTTGCTGCAGCGCATGGCGCTTGCTCTTGCGAGCATGGGACAGACGCAACAAGCCCAGAAAGCCCAGATGACGCAGCAAGCCACACAGGCGTCCCATGCGACGCAGACACAACAACCAGAGAAGCCCAGGGCAACCCCCCTGGTGTTTCTCGTCAACAACAAGTCAGACGTGATGCAGGAGCAGCAGGCCAGCCTTGAAAAAGAGAAAGACTCACTGCTCGAACCGGCACATCAGGTACGCCCGTTTGACCGCAAGAAAGTGCTCTACCGGCGTCAACAACTGGCAGGGAGAATCTTGGATTCGATTAATAGCGACTTGCCAGGCACCGTGCGTATCGAACTGACCGTCCCTGTGTATAGCCCCTACGCCAAGGATGGCGATGCCCCTTTGCTGGATAAAGCCACAGTCATTATTGCCCGCTACAGTGGCGAGGTGAAATACGGGCAAGTGCGCATCCCCATTCAGGTTGAAGAGGCACAGCCCCCCAACGGTGACATTATTGAAATGAAAGCGATGGGAGGCGACCAGGACGGACGCCCCGGTGCCACAGGCACCGTCAATAATCACCTGGGAAAACTGGGGCTATCTGTGGCCATTAACGCCGTGTTGCAGCTTGGCGTCAAAGGTCTAGCAGGCACGCCCGGACAGGGCCAATACTACCAAAATCCAGTACAACAGGCGGCCCAGGAGAGCGCCAGTAGTGCAGCCCAGAGCATTAACGGCATGGCGCAAAAGCAACTGAACGTGCCCCCAACGATTGAGAAGGACGCGCACGGCAAAGACCCGTTTGTGACAATACTGCTTGAAAAGAATCTGTCGTTTTACCGTACCCCAAAGATTGTGAAATAGAGGAGA